CCTCCCTTGCGGTGAAACCAAGGTTCTTCAAAATCAGCTTCACTGATTCCAGTCCTTAACCCCCTCCCTTGCGGTGAAACCAAGGTTCTTCAAAATCAGCTTCACTGATTCCAGTCCTTAACCCCCTCCCTTGCGGTGAAACCAAGGTTCTTCAAAATCAGCTTCACTGATTCCAGTCCTTAACCCCCTCCCTTGCGGTGAAACCAAGGTTCTTCAAAATCAGCTTCACTGATTCCAGTCCTTAACCCCCTTCCTTTTATTTTAATTGAATAGGAGGGATCTTAAGGGAACCTTGGTTCCCTTAAAAAGGACTTAAAGATATTTTCAGTAACTCATTTATCGTAAGATTATTAAAAAAGTGTCATGGCATTTTACTCCGTTCTAAATCAAATTTTTTATCCCTATAAGAAATTTGATGATGCATCTATGATCGAATCTCTCGAGAAATGGATGTTTGTGCCGCTTGTTGAATTAAAATCGGATATAGTTGAAGTTCCTATTATAGAAGTGAAGCACCATATTGAAACTGTATCCATAGTAGAACCAGAAACCAAGCCAGAAGTAAAGCCAAAGGAACAACATGTATTTAGTCCAAAGAAACAGGATACACTATTTTGGTGTTCCTATGTCGCGAATTATGGAGAAGCCGAATATTGGTTAATCGGAAATAAATACAAAAACACGGAAATTTCCGAAAAGCAAAAGGCCATTGAGTTTATACAAAAAAATAAGACCGCATTTAAATCCGCGTATCCTAAGCTTACAAATGTAAAAATTCAAGAAATCATGTCCGAACTCATGTTGGATAAAAAGACATCTCTACAAACATTTATGGCTCTATGTGTGTTCTATAAATTTCACGCGATTTTGACGTGTAAGAAGACTTATCTTGAGTTTACACCGACACTTAACTTGACCGACATGCCAACTCTTTTATTCATAAGATCTGATGATGGTCATTTTTCATTCAAACCTCTTGAAACAAAAGAAGACATCGATCAAATAAAATCGACTCATGTTCTAATCGAAGGTGATCCAGAGAAACCATTGAAGGCCGCGTCGAATTATAAGATGGAGGATTTGAAACAAATGGCGGAAACTCTAGGAATTGAACCGGGTGAAAAATGGAAGAAGGCGGATTATTATGAGAGCCTAATGAAAAGGTGCAGCTGGTAAGGGGAAACCAAGGTTTCCCCTTAAACCCCCTTCCTTTTAATATAACTGAATAGGAGGGATCTTACCCGAAGGGAAGAACTGTAGGTTCCCTTAAAACCTTTGTTTCCCTAAAAGGGGGGGATCTTAAGGGAACCGTAGGTTCCCTTAAAACCTTTGTTTCCCTAAAAGGGAGGGATCTTAAGGGAACCGTAGGTTCCCTTAAAATTGATCCCAATAAGAACATAAATAATATATGGATACATACTATATATTATTCATGGAAAAAGGGGCAAAATCAGATAATGGTGACACAGAAAAAAGGATGCATGACCGTGACCCCAAATCGGACTTCGAGACCATGGTTGAGTTCTATTTAGCCAGTAATCCTCTCTTAAAAAAAGACTATAAAACGAGTGAACTCGAGGTTCGGTTTACTAAGGGCGATGGGAAACGTGGTGGAAAGAAGGGACTATCCAAAATCGACTATGATAATGTGGTTCATCAACTTTTGGCATCCGGATTCACTACCGATAACCCCGATGGACTCAGTATTCTTCGTATCCAAAATGAATATACGGACACAAGAGAAGGTGAAACCCGGATTTCGAATATTCGTGCGGAAGTCGTTGGCATCGATCTCATCCAAGAATATTGCCGAACAAATAGTCTCCAAAAACTCATCGATTTGACATCCACCGTTTCCGCAAAAGCCGATAAAATCAAGTTCACACAAAAGTCGCCACCTATGGTCAAAGACAAACCCTTGAAACCCGTAGATTTCCCCGATTTCAATTTCCGGGTATCTTACCAAATGGAACGGGATTTCACGGTTCGGTCCGATGTCGCACAAAAGATCATTTCAAAGTGGAACGATTCCAAGAAGACATTTCGTTACCTGAATCGTGTTCGATTCTTTAATCCCGATCTTCCCATTTTCGCGGATATCACCATTTTGAAGGGATCACCGAAAACGGGGTATAAAGATGTACCCATTCCACATTATACCGTTCAAGAAGCCAAAGTATTCACCAATCCGGAGACCTATGAAATTGAGTTAGAGGTGGATAATACACGTGTTGGACCGGGAACAGAATTTGCGAAACCAGACGTTTTATTGGCGGCATTAAGAAAATGTATTCGTACGGTTTTAACCGGTCTCCAAGGATCCGCATATCCCATTTCGAATACAGAAAAGGATCAGGTTTTACAAACCTATATGAAAATGATCCATGGACCGGATCATCAACCCAGATTTATTCGAACAGGTGATTTTATCGGTCCCTCTTCATTCACATTACAGTTGGAAAATATACAACCCGAAGTTCCTGAGGGGTCCGTTGTCCCGAATATTCGAAATAATTATACAGTTACGGATAAAGCGGATGGTGAACGCCGACTTTTATATATTGCCCCCAATGGTAGAATCTATATGATTGATACGAATATGAACGCGATATTTACCGGTACAATTTCGGCAGAAAAAACGTTACATGATAGTTTGTTGGATGGAGAGCATATCAAATATGATAAAAATGGGAAATTCATCAATTTATATGCAGCATTCGATATTTATTATATCCATGGTAAATCGGTGAGAGAACTCGCGTTTGTTCCCGAGTCCGCGGAAGATGAGGAAACCAAATTTCGTTTACCACTTCTACAAAAGTATATCCGTGAACTAAAACCGTATTCGGTAATGGATAAAGAAAATGGAAAGGCGGAAGAGGCGAAGAAGAAACAACCAATCGATGGAATCGAGAAAAAGACTCCGTGTCATTTCTTGATCAAATGTAAACAGTTTTATAGTTCGGCGGATGTATCTATCTTTCATGGATGTTCCACCATTTTATCCAAAGTCCGAGATGGGACCTATGAATATAATACAGATGGACTCATCTTTACCCCAACCAATACCGGGGTCGCATCCGACCGTGTAGGAAAAACGGGACCGCTTTATAAAATTGCATGGGACCGATCTTTCAAATGGAAACCGGCGAAGTATAACACGATCGATTTCTTGGTCTCCGTGAAAACCGATAAAACCGGAAAGGATGAAATCCACCATGTCTTCCAAGAAGGTACGAATTTGACGGGGCCGCAAAATGTCATTCAATATAAAGTATTAGAACTTCGATGTGGATTTGATGAGAAAAAGGATGGATATATCAATCCGATGTTAAATCTCATCAATGATGATTTACCCTCCGTCGAAGTCAATGACGGTAGTCGTGGCTTCCAAAAAACCTATAAACCGGTAAAATTCTTCCCGACAAATCCTTATGATCCGAACGCACATATTTGTAATATGATGTTGGTAAAAAACGGTACGGGAGATTTGGTGATGATGACGGAGGAACATGAATATTTCGAGGATAATACGATTGTGGAATTCCGATATGATATGACGAAACCCCCCGGTTGGAGATGGGTTCCTTTACGTGTTCGTTATGATAAGACAAATGAGCTTCGTACTACATTTGATAATTTCGGAAATGCTTATAAAGTCGCAAATTCGAACTGGCATTCGATTCATAGTCCAGTAACCGATGAAATGATTATGACGGGTAAGGGAATTCCCGAAATCTCGGCGGACGATGATGTCTACTATAATCGTGTTGGAAAGGATACGAGTACGAGAGGTCTTCGTGACTTCCATAATCTGTATATCAAACGCAGACTCATCATGGCTGTCTCGAATCGTGGTAATACTTTGATTGATTATGCAGTTGGAAAAGCCGGTGATTTATCGAAATGGATCGATGCGAAACTGGGTTTCGTTTTCGGTGTAGATATATCCAAAGATAATATTGAGAATCGCCTGGATGGAGCCTGTGCACGTTATTTGAACATGCGTAAGAAATATCAGAATATGCCGGGGGCTTTATTCGTGAATGGGAATAGTGGCTTGAATATCAGATCGACCCGGGCGTTAATCAGTGAAAAAGATAAACAAATTGCCCGTGCGGTTTTCGGACAAGGTCCGAAAGATAAGGGTGAATTAGGTGAAGGTGTATATAAGCGATATGGTGTTGGAGAACCCGGTTTTCATGTAAGTTCTTGTCAATTTGCGATGCATTATTTCTTCGAGTCACCCAAAACCCTACATGAATTCTTGAGGAATGTGGCGGAATGTACACGCGTGGGAGGTTACTATATTGGAACTTGCTATGATGGTCAGACTGTATTCAATATTTTGAAAACGAAGAAACGCGAAGAATCGGTCGTTATCATGCGTGAAGATCGCAAAATATTCGAGATTATTAAACAGTATGATCAGACAGGATTTCCGGAGGATGAGTTATCGATCGGTTATGCGATCGATGTTTTCCAAGAGTCGATCAATAAAGTATTCCGTGAATATTTGGTGAATTTCAACTATTTGATTCGTATTATGGAGGACTATGGATTCTCTCTGGTCCCTCAGGGTGAAATTGTGGGCCTTGGATTACCCAATAGTACGGGGTTATTCGATGAACTTTTCGAAACCATGAAATCGGATTTGTCAAGAGATAAACGTAAGGAATCCGATTATGGAACGGCTACAAATATGAGCCCAGAAGAGAAACGTATTTCGTTTATGAACAGATATTTTGTCTTTAAGAAGATGCGAAATGTGAATGCCGAAAAGGTGGGTAAATTATTGATGAATAAGGGATCTACCGATATCGAAATGTCGGAAAATCCGGAAGAAGAACAAAAAGAAAAAGAAAAAGAAGAAAAGGGTGAAAATAAACAAAAAGAGATCAAAATTCGTAAGGTCAAGGGTCAAAAAATGGTGTTGGAACAATTTACACCGGTAGTTTCGGGAGAACGTATTGTTTTACAACCAGATCTTGTTCTTGGAAAAGCGATTAAAATAAGAGTCAAGAAGCCGAGTGAATAATATGTATTGTGCTCGTTATAGAATCATTTTTTATATTTTCGATATAAAAAATGTTTACCACTTCATTTTCTTAGCTGTTTTCTTGGAACGTTTCGCCTTACGTTTCATGGATTTACCCTTTCCTCCAGTTTTAGTTTTGTCAGGTTGAGGCTGCTCGATTGGTTCTTCGGTTGGAGGCATGGTGTCTTCACGAGCAATATCGCCTTCACCCGAAGGTGATTGATTTTCTTGTAATTCGGTAGCTGGAACATTTCCTGAAGTAGGTTGGGGCTCTACCGGCGGTGCGGTGTTTCCACATTTGCATCCATCTTCACCAAATGCAGATTTACATACTTTACATACTTGGCCCTTTACATCATCAAGTTGTTTTGTTAAAGTGGCTTGATCAACAGGACCAGTTGGTGTTGAACCCCAGGTAAGGGGATTCCACCATACACCACCTTTTTGCATTTTCGTTAAAAGTTTCTTTTCTTTGGGTGTTAATTTCTTTTTTGCCATCAATTCCTTCATCATTTTTTTTATGGATTTACGGGGCATTTATTTTAACGTATATATAATTACAAATATTTTTTAAGGGAACCGTAGGTTCCCTTAAGATCCCTCCCTTACACTCATCCTGTGACAACTTCTTCTTGACTTTCCGCTTAAAAGGAAGGGTTTTAAGGGCATAGGCTTCGCTGAATACATTGGTTTCCCCTACAAAACATTTGTTCCATTTGAGGGAGGGATCTTAAGGGAACCGTAGGTTCCCTTAATGAGTTACTAAATAAATATAAACGTTTCTTCGGATAATAAATTATCGACCGAATGATTCACTTTCAAATTCCGAGAAATTCTACACATTTATATGAAGACATTGGCTGTTTTTTTACAGAACCTTTACCCCCGCCTCCTGGGTTTTCCTCCATTGTTACACCCATGAAACCTATTTGCTCAACTTCATTATCGAATTATTTATATGATATAAAAGAACGTATTCATCTATATGAAAAAGAATGGGATATTTATAAAAGATATACCAATCCATATGAATATATTCACAGTCCCGTTCCATCTATTTATAATAACGTGGATGTTAAATCGGTTTCAAACAAATATCGTGGATCGAACCGAAGCATCTCTAAATATAAACCCCTATCCAGATCCTATTTTAAAATGATAGAACTCACTAATTTTTTTAGATTATTGGATGTAAATGAAACATCCATACAATCCATAGATAAACCCATATCCTCATTTCATTTGGCGGAAGGTCCGGGTGGATTTATAGAAGCCTTACTAAATATGCGTGAAAACAAAAACGACCGATATATAGGAATCACTATATTGGATGATATATATGACCCCAATATTCCGGCATGGAAAAAAAGCGAACATTTCCTAAAGAACAATCCAAATGTATATATTGAAACGGGTGCAGATAAAACGGGAGATATTTTATCCATTGCGAATTTTGATTATTGTGTGGATAAATATGGCTCCAAAATGGATATTATCACCGGTGATGGTGGATTCGATTTTTCTGTTGATTTCAATAGTCAAGAGATCAATGTCTCTAGATTATTATTCGCACAAGTGGCTTATGCCATATGCCTTCAAAAACAAAAGGGGTCGTTTATTTTGAAAATATTTGACTGTTTTATGCAACATACTCTTGATATATTGGCAATATTATCTTCTTTTTATGAAAAAGTATATATTACGAAACCACAGACGAGTCGTTATGCGAATTCAGAAAAATATATTGTATGTAAGGGTTTTCTGTTTTCATCGTCAAATCTCACTCATTTTATTCCATTTATCAGGTCCGCATTTGAAAAGATGATCGACCCTTTGAATGCTCACTATGAAATTAATAGATTTTTGTCGGTTCCGTTATCCAATTATTTTATTACTCGTATAGAAGAATTAAATGCGATTTTTGGGCAACAACAGATCGAAAATATTCATTTTACCATTTCATTAATTGATTGTAAAACACGCGGTGAAAAATTAAATGCACTTATTAAATCAAATGTTGAAAAGTGTATGTTATGGTGTACGAAGCATAACTGCTAGTAGGGGAAACCAAGGTTTCCCCTACGACCCCATCCTTTTATATTTGACTTTACATTATGTAGTCAATGCAAACCTATTAGTCTTTTGTAAAGGGAGGGATCTTAAGGGAACCGTAGGTTCCCTTAATGGGGCAGTGTCCTGATTTGTAGAGAAGGAGGTATTCTATCGGTAAAACCCACAGTTGGCGTTTGTCCTTGACAAATAATCGGCGTCCTTATATTCGGATAACCGATCTTATCCTTCAATGTATATGTCGTAGATGGTCCAGGATAAGCCAAAGCATTCGCCGTTTGTGGTCCAAATGGACCCGCAAGTAACGCGGCATTGCTAGTAATCGTATCATATTTCAATCTTGTAATACGAGTACTCGATGACACACCTCCTTCTTGTGCGAATTTTGAATTATTCGGTTTGTAATATACCGGAGAGAACAAGGCCTGTGCATTCGGACAGTAAGGGATATTATTATTTGATCCATAAACATTAATTAGACTTTGGTTGGTCCCCGGTTTTGCGGAAGCATCACCACTCTTAATATTATGATAATTGTTTTGATCATATCCTTTTGTCCTACTGGTTAAATATTGCTGTGTAGACGTATAATACTGTTTTACCGGTGTCATCACATCCTGTAAAGGCACACCAACAAAAGCCCCGCATGCACACCGATTCACTGTCGGACCGATGGGTGTAGAATTTCCACCTACTCTTGATCCACTTCCACCTATACTTGTATATTGATTTGAATTTTTACGAATCATACCGGCACTTCGTACTCTTTTTTTCGCATTGGTTGCCGGATCTAAACATAAACCATCCGTGGTGAAACATGAACATGTTCCGGGAACTTCCGTGGTATTATTCGGTATTTGCATGTCTTCTTGATCTAATGTATTTGCTAAACCGGCACTATTCATATTTGATGTTTTTGGATTCAGGGCATATCCACCCGGAGAATTGATAATATCTATTTTAGTAGATATTCTCGGATTACAATTTGTAACTGGGTCAGTCGCAAGTTCTCGTCTATAAATCTTTAGCGGTAAAGGCCTTTTTTTAAGTTTTTCTGTGGTTAATACGTTATTGTATTTAACAATTGGGTGCCCTGAAAAAATAAAATTATCATCCGTCGGAAAATCCGATCTGAATAATATTTGTTGTTTTAAATATCCTTTTCCAGAAACGGAACTTAATTTTGTTTGAGTGTTATACTGGATCGAAGAAACAATTTGATTAAATGTTTTACCTTTCCAAGGTACATATGGTTGTTGTTTATGATTCAATAATGCTGACATAATTTTATAATCTATATATTATAGTATGAAATTTATTTCTTTTCGAAATTCCGAAATTATTAAATATATTATTTTTATCGTAATCGTCATATTCTTTGGTGTGTTATGTGGTAATTACTTTTTTAATTCAGGAAAAGAAGGTATGACAACTCGATCAGACGGTTTGGTAACAGTTGTAAGATCAACCGATTTTGTTCCGGGATCCACACCTCCTTCTCCTTCTACTTCTACTTCTACTTCTACTTCCCCTCCTTCTATTTCTACCCCTCCTTCTACTTCTACCCCTCCTTCTACTTCAACCCCTCCTTCTACTTCAACCCCTCCTTCTACTTCTACCACTCCATCTAGTTCTACCCCCCTTTCTACCCCTCCATCTTCGATAAATCCTGGTACAACAAATAACACCCAAAAAGTTGCACAAGGGATAAATGATACGGTAAATGCGGCTGGAACTGTGTTATCTAAGACTCTTGATTCCACCGGAAATGTAGTTACAAAGACCGTAGGTGAAGGTGGGAAAATAATAACAACTACAACAGATAATCTAGGAAAAGTATTATCTACAACGGTGAGCAGTGCTGGAAGTTTAGCATCAAATACGGTCGATACTGCAGGAAACTTAGCGTCAGGAACTGTAAAAACGGCGGGCGATCTAGTTTCGAATACAGCGAGTGGTTTATCAGGAACGGTTAAAGGTCTAGGATCAAATGTGTCTGGAACATTGACTTCGGCAGTTTCCGGCGTAGGAGATCTCGCAAAAGATCTTGTACACGAAACTGCGGATACGTTAAAGCAACTGGCGAAGAGTGGTAATACTGATAAAAATGGAAATCCTATTGCCGGATCTAATGCTATAATGCAAAATGGCGTTTTAGTAAATGGTAACCCGGTCATGGGATCAGTTACTGGACAGCCTATAGATATTTATTCTTACTATGGAGCTCTCCCGGCGAAAACGTCGAGTGATTTCAGACCTGTGGGTGCGGATTTTTCTAATTTTGATAACTTTGCTTAAGGGCGGGGGAACCAAGGTCTTCAGAAATCCGAAGGATTTCCAGACCCCGCACCCCCCTCCTTTTAATGGAATTTTATTCTTGTGTTTTTCAATAATAAAATTTATTTTATAACGAATTATACTAACTAAAACCGTGTTAGTTATAAAAGGAGGGGGGTGCGGGGTCTGGAAATCCTTCGGATTTCTGAAGACCTTGGTTCCCCCGCTAAAAAGGATTCTTCGTAGAATAAGCATAAATACAATCCATGAATGTTTATAACATAAATATGAAAAAAACAAAAACAACAGTGAATCCCATGAATACGTTTTTTCCAAGCGTGGTCCCAAAAAACACAACTGTTATTGATAAAAAGCCCCCATTACTAAATTTTTCTACTATTTTAAACCGCGACCCTATTATAAAAGAAATCAATGACATTTTAACCTCATTTGACGCACAAATTAATAATGTAAATTTCAAAAAAGGGATTTATATTTATGGATCACCGGGAAGTGGAAAAACACACTTTGTCATTGAGTTATTAAAAACTCTGAATTACGATGTTATAAAATACGATGCCGGGGATGTACGTAATAAATCCCTTATTGATACCATTACGAGTAACAATATTTCCAATCGAAACGTCTTGGACATGATGAATAAAAAAGAGAAAAAAATCGCCATCGTCATGGATGAAATTGACGGGATGAATAATGGTGATAAGGGTGGAATCAATGCTTTGATTAAAATGATTCGTCAAAAAAAAACCAAGAAGCAACGCTTGGAAAGTGTGACATTGAATCCTATTATTTGTATTGGAAATTACTATATGGATAAAAAAATAAAAGAACTCATGAAGGTCTGTAATGTCTTTGAATTAAAATCACCAACGAATGATCAAATTGATAATATCTTGGATATAGTCATAAAAGAAAAGAGCTCTGATTATAAGAATCTAAAACCATATTTGATAGATTATATCCAAGGGGATATGCGAAAATTAATGTTTATTCAGAATGTTTATTTGAAAAAACCGGGGATGTTAAATTATGAGACCCTACAGGATATATTACAAACGAAATGTTACAATGAAGATTCTAAGAAAATTACACAGTCATTGATAAATAATAATTATCATATCGATGATCATAATTCATTAATTAACGAAACGGATCGTACGATTGTCGCTTTATTATGGCATGAAAATATAGCGGATGCGTTGAAAAAGGTAAAATCATCGATTTCTTTTCCTTTTTATCAAAACATCTTGGAAAATATTTGTTATGCGGACTATATTGATCGTATTACCTTTCAAAATCAAATTTGGTTATTTAATGAAATGAGCTCTCTTATGAAAACGTTTTATAATAATAAATTATATCATGATGCCTTTCCCGAATCTACGAAAAAATTCAAGGCGGATGACATTCGTTTTACCAAAGTTTTGACCAAATATTCAACGGAATATAATAATATTTTATTTATTTTTAATTTATGTCAGAGTTTAGATATGGATCGGAAAGATACAATTGCATTTTTCCAAGAGCTACGTCTACAATTCGGAAGTGGAACGGATACGGATTTTATGCAAGCTTCTCCGGAGATTACTGCACAAATCGAGGAATTCTTTGAGGATTATGATATTACGAAATTGGATGTGAAGCGAATGTATCGGTATTTAGATAAGAATGTGAAAAAGGAAACCACGGTGATCATGGATTTGGATTTCGATGACGATTAGGTTAGGGGAAACCAAGGTTTCCCCTAAAACCCCATCCTTTTAAGGGAACCAAGGTCATCAGAATTCGCGTAGCGAATTCCAGATCCGCGAAGCTTACGCCTTAAGATCTCTCCTTCATGATTGTCCCTACAAAAGGATGGGGGTTCGGGGGCATAGGCTTCGCTGAAGGCCTTGGTTTCCCCGCTTAATTTAATATAATGATAGTATAACTAGACACATCAAAATATAAAATGCGGATCAACTTACGTAAATATTTCAAGCGAAAAGTCCTAGAATTATATCGCCGTCCTTTTTTCTCCATGGTAATTCTTGGAATTATCGTAGCATTTATATGGTTTATCATTTCGGAAATATATAGATTTAGCACGGCTGGGTGTAGTTCATGTAAAGCATCGAATTATGAAGGCATGGCCGATCAATATCCAGGTCGTGGTTACTGTGATGAATCTGAAGATTATATTTCACCCAAAGTTCACCAAGATTTCATAACGGATGAAGAGCGGGAATATATTTTGGAAAAAGCCGAACCCGATTTCGCCGAAAGTATTATTTTAGGAGGTACAGATATAAATATTCGAAAAAGTAAGACCGCTTGGCTTTCTCGTGACGATCCGGTTGTAAAACCGATCATTGAACGTGTTTCCAAACTCACTGGAGTTCCGCATGAAAACGCGGAAAAACTACAGGTCGTCAAATACCAACCTAATGGGTTTTATAATGAACATCATGATGCCGCATGTGATCCCGGAAAAACCTCTTATGATTTTGAATTAAATGGTGGACAGCGAAAAGTGACTATGTTGATCTATTTATCGGATGAATTTGAGGGAGGTTCTACACGGTTTCCCAAACTGGATTTAGAGCTAAAACCCGATAAAAATAGTGGAATTTTGTTTTACCCTTTACAAGAAAAAGGTGATAAATGCCATCCACATGCCCTTCATGCAGGGTTACCGGTGACATCCGGGGAAAAATATATAGCGAATGTTTGGTTAAGGGAGTCGGCATTTAACACCGATTAAGGGAACCAAGGTTCCCTTAAGATCCCTCCTATCAAATAAAAATTAAAAGGAAGGGGTCTTAGGGGAAACCTTGGTTTCCCCTAATAAAATTGAATATTATGTTCATCACCATAACATTCAATAAAAACTGATCGACCATGACCACACAATTCGTGACCCTTTCTCAACTCCGAGTAGGACGTTATTATAACCTCATTCATTTTAACCATGGCATTCGTATGAGCCATATCATGTTAGGGGAAACCGATACCGCGAACATAAAATCGGGAAGGAATCTTGGAAAACTATTACAAATAGAACAATGTGGCCAACCGTATGATCCCGATGTTGTTCTACATTTTGAAACTGATTCCGGAATCGAATTCTTTGATCCATCTTTTGGTTCTACAGAGGCCTATGTCGAATATGAACCCGAACAAATGTCCAAAGCTCGAATCATGATGAGGACCCGGATTTTAGAACAAGAGATTCAAGGTAATGATTGGGCGTTACGTCCGGAAAATGTGGTTTTGACACAAGGAATTGATCTGAGCGGATGGGCGGAGATATTACACCGATAAGCATAGGGGGGCCCACCTTTGGTTAGGGGGAACCCCCGGTTCCCCCTTGCCCCCTCCCGCCCTTCGGGAGAATTCCAATTCCTTACCTTTTTCCATCATAAGATCTCTGGATGAAAAACTGTTATAATTTTTCTGGGTTACCGGTGGATAATGCTGCCTTTGGTGGTTCTCCCTATATAAATTAGAAATTAGCGTTTATTGCGTCTCGTTTTCTGGGATCTTTTGTTATGTTTCTTTGTTTTTTTGAAATTCTTCGTATTCCTCTTTTTTCCTCCTAGTTTCCTTGTTTTTGCTATTTTTTGCCACATTTCTTCTGTGTCTTCTTTGTCTTCTGCGTCTTTTTTTTCATTTAAGTAGTTTAAGATTTTTTGTCTATGTTCTTCGGCTTTTTTTTCATCTTCTTTTAGAACAGCTTCCCTGAGCTTATTTATTCTGGGCAAGACCGGCATAATAATTTTACTTATATTAACATTATAAATTATTACATCCTTCAATAATCAAATAAATATATCCTAAATTGTTTCCCGTATAGGCTAGGGGTTCCCCCTACCCTTAACAAAATTGATATAAAATTTATTCAGGAAACACATTATAATTATATGATTATGGAAAATGATAAGAAAACCAACGATACGATTCCATCTAAAATGTACCAAGAAACCGTAAAAGGTTTATTTTCAGAGGCACCCATGTATATTCGGTTTCTGAATGATACGGATCTACCAATTATTATAAACGCATGGGTGAAAGGATCGAATACTCTGGATCATTGCGTTGTCCGACCGAAAACGAATATCTTGTTACATAGTTCGGTTGGTGAATGGCATATGGATTCTATGTTTGATGCTTTAACAGAAGATCGTCAACTATGGATCGATGCAGGGTTAGAAAAACAACGGATTATTGGAAAATTCCGATCGAGTCCGTGTATCCAAGGATACTATTCTTGGATGGAATACGATGAGCCCTTTGAATGTATTTATAGCTATGATAAAAACCAAATCTTACCCGGGTTGATTACACTTCAATATAAAAAATCGAATAAAGATAACACATGATTCTATAATGTTATGGGTTGTTGTTGTTCCAAATCAAAACAACTGAAAAAACAACTTCTGACTCTGGATGAGATATATGAACCTGGTGAACCTATTTTTTCAACGGAAGAATATTACCATATTATAGGAACAGCTAGATTAATACGAAAAAAATATGACTCGAACAAAAAATCGTCCGATGTACGTCCTGATGTTTAGATGAACCTAGGGGGTTCCCCCTACTAGGTTCACGGTGGATAATACTGGATAAACCCCGAATTTGATAAATTATTTTATAACGGCATTATATATAATAATTTATGATTGAACCACCACCGCTACCGTCAAAAGTAGTGGAGCAACAAAAAGAAAATTTACGTCAAAGAGACAAAGATACAAAAAACCCTACTTCTCAAGAACCCCTTGATAAGAGCAGAGACAAAGATACAAAAAAACCTACTTTTCAAGAACTCCTTGCTCGTGGTAGAGAGAAATATGGTCGCATATCTACAGAAGAAATTATTAAGATGCGTAAGGAAGATCCAGAACAGAAAGCTGAACGTGAGGCTTTTTTTAATGACTTAAAAGAAAAAGCAGATGCGGTTTTACAACATACAACTGAAGCACTGGAGCAAGCACAAGATACAAATGAAAAAAAAGAAGAAGAAGCCATATTAAAAAAACGTATAAAAAATGCTACATCAGAAGAATTTAAACAAATGTTAAAAGAAAGACATGAAAATAGAAATCAAAACCACATAACGTTTAGCAATTGGTTTGCCCCCCGCCAAAAAGAATTATATAGTGGAAATGGAGGTCGTAAGAAAAAAACGCGTTCCAAAAAAAACAAGAAAAAGTCTAGATTGTCGCGTAAAAGATAATATTTTTGTTATTACATTTAGTAACAAAAATAACAAAATTGTTTCGTTGGATTAGGGTGACCCCCTAGCTTTTACAATCTGAAGCTGTAATCCATGTACCATTGATTCCAACTCTTTCACTCTCTTCTGTAATAATTGATTCATTTGTTGATGTTGTCGCAATGCTTCTACAATTTCACTCGGAGTCATCGGTCTTGCTGCTTCACCCGGTCGTTCCATAATAATCTGAGGAAAATTTTCGTTATTTAATCTCTGCTTTTCTTCCATCATCTTTTTACGTTGTTCATCAATCTCCACCATCTGTTTCAAAACATCCGGCTTCATTTTCGGTTCACCTGGTTCATATTTCTCCAATAAGCCATCGATTCGATTCATAAAAAAATCTTTGATATCTGTTTCGTACATCGATTTAATAAACATGTCAACGGTTTTTGAGGACTCTTTGAAATAATCCGGATGCGGATTCTCCAAGAGTTTACGTTTATCAAACGTATTATGATTATGTGAAAACACCAAAATCGATTTCAATGGATCCAATTGTACGAAAGGTATCGTATAACCCTTCAAAAACGCTCGCTCCTCCGCCAAAGCCGCATGATCCTCATATCGTGTCTGATTCAAAAGTTCACGGCGGAAAGCAAAAGTTCCAGCCGTCGCATGATTCGGACCATATGGGCCACACTGATACATTTTCTGAATATCTTTATAATAAATATAGAGCTCGGAAGATCCAGCACATAACGCCTTTGGATTACCCTGAAGTCTCTCTACCGCGTGCGAAACACGATCCGGAGGATAATAATCATCGTCATCCATATAAACAATTATCGACCCCTTGGTCTTTTCATGCATGAAATTCCGCTTCTTTCCAAGAGACATTTTTTGGTCGAATGCAAAATATTTGATTTGTGGAATTCCAGATGCTTTGATCAAATCCTCAATCTTATCCGTACCATCATCGACAATAATCCACTCCATTTTATCCTTCGGATAGTTCTGATTTTTGAAACACTCGAACATTGTCGTAATAAAAGGTCGGCGATTAAATGTGGGCGTACATATACTTACGAAAGGCTCCTTGGATTTTTTTCCCATTTATAAAGAATGTGAAAAAACGTTTAAACCCTTTACTACTTTTTCTCATTTAACTAGCGGTTTCCTCTCCTTCATTCGCACCTTCTTGTTGCTGATTTGGATCCGTGAGTTTATAATATTTTCCTACCATTTTTACTATAACAAAAATGATCAACAATGTATTGAAAATAATAAGCCATGTAAACAAATGCGTAAATGCACTATTCACTGGTGCAGAAATACTGTTTTTATTTGCCGATGTGGTTTTATCAAACGTGATAGATCCATATTGTGAGGTATATGTATTTATACCAAATAACAAAATCATTATAATAAGTAATTCTACCAAAAACATATTGATAAATTTCACATACTTGGTTATAAAATTACCGATTCTTGTTATAACACCGGGCGATTCACCTTCTTGTTCTTCTTCTTGTGGGCTAGTCAATCCCGAAACGTTTTTAAATATTTCATTTATTGTCGTAAATGCACCCGATCCCTTATAAATCAAGATTGCCAAAAACGAATATATTACGATATATGTATTTACAAATAATACTCCAAGCGGAGCGGCGAATGATGCAATAAATAATATATAAAAAATAAAAAGCAATAAAAAAAATAGTCCCCCAATAATTATAATAGCTGCCGATTTTGATCCACCGATTGCACCTAATATTCCAGCATCATACCATATAAATTTTAACCCATACCCCAAAACAACAATAGATGTCAAAATAGATAAAATGGTTTGATCCGCAGAAAACGTCAAAGCTTTCAAAAAACTTGTCAACATGGACATTTGGAAATTACTTAAAACCAAAACAAAAAAGGCTACCGCCAATAAAAAGAAAAGGACGGGCTTGGAGCTTATATAATTTTTTATCATAGGTATTTTTTCCAAGAGAATCCAATCTACCATTTCTACTGCACGTAAACTCGGTCCGAAAAATGCATATAACACACGACTACGGTCAAATACTTGTTCTTGGACATTTATTTTATAGCGAAATTCTGGATCTTCATTATGAAACATTAAAAAGTACCAATTGTATAAAAACACATAAGTGAATAAAACGGTTGTAAATTTCATCGTTTCTGAAGAAAATACTTTTATCTCATCAATGGATGCATTATTATGCGTGAGTGCGTTTGCTATTGTAATCATGACATAATTAAAATTATCACGGAAATGAACAAAAAACACTTTTAATTTTTCCGCTGCATATTTCAAATACCTTGATAAATTTTTCATGATAAAATTTAATATGTTCTTAATTTGTTCCACGGCCTCTTTCATTTTCTTTTTTAATTGATCTCCCAGTCCAACCACTTTAATAGTTGATGTTGTTGTTCCTGGACTACCACCGGGGTTCGATAAATCACTCGCGGATACACCTTCGTTTTTTTTTATTTTTTGATTATTAATATCCCCCTGTAATGCATCTAATTTCCCTTTAATGGTTATACTTTCCGCTGATAATTTATCAAAAAAATTGGAGCCAGATGCTCTACCAACAATATCATCGATTCCCTGTTTTCCCGTTTGAAAAATCGTATTATCCGTTATACCCGTCGACCCTATTTTAAAGTTTTGTATTTGTGCAACGGTTGAATCCGGAATTATAAAGTTTTTGGCATCAGATAAAGCGTCTTTTGCCTTTGAAGTTTGTGATTTAAGCTCATTTAATGCATCTTCACCGTTTTTTAATTTATTTAGTTTCGTTACATCTGATATCTTATTAAATGCACTTTCCAAACTATCTTTGGCACCTTCTATTCCAGCTAATATCTCTTGTCCCGCTCCAGAAAACCCTTTTATAAATTTGTTGTCTTTCATTTTTTCACCTATTTCAAAACCTTCGGTAACGGTGAATGGATCAAAAACACTTTCCAATAATTCAATCGATTTTGGGTTTTCGAATTTCGGTTTTTTTTCACGTATTTTTTTTATTTTTTCTACCATTGGATTTCCATCGAAATTCTCTTTTATATTCGATGTTTTACCTATATCAAAATTCCATGTACTCATTTTATTATTTACTATATACATTAGTAGATAATTTTTAAGGGGAAACCTACGGTTTCCCCTTTAACCCCTTCCCTTTAATTCCAAATGCATTAGAGGATTCATTTTACAATAAGCACAAGAGTTTTTTTATTTAAGGGAGGGATCTTAAGGGAACCGTAGGTTCCCTTAACGGGCATACATTAATCCACAGTTCCCACCAATAAATGACAAAATATTATATCTCTCTTCAAAAATAGTAATATCATAGTTATATTTATATATTGCCCACCCGGGTTTCGTACTTATTGCTATAGGATTACCAAGAGAATCACAGTCTACCAAAAATTTATTCGGAGAATTATCCACCGGAGGTATATATGTCGTAAATTCAAATTCAATATTTTTAAACCGACTTAAATTGATTGCACCCGATGGTTGATACTCCAATGGACTGGTATGTAAACAAAAATTATAACAATATATTCCAGATTCGGCAAACCCATCTGTTCTCGTATATTTTTCAACATAATCATAAACCCCCCTTGGCATGACATTTTCCCTATAATCCCCTTCAAATACAATTCCAAATGTTTCTAAAATCTCTTTTCTATTCAATGCATTAAAATTTCCGGTAATATAAATTTGCTGAGTTCCTGGCCCATAACCATATTCTGGATTCGATAAGGGAGCTAATTCTAGTTCACCGGGCTGTGAGTCGTTATAGGGCCAATTCGTATAATTACTCCATTCATTTCTCAAATTTACATCACTGCGTTGTAAAAACCACATCCATGAAGATACCATTCCATTTGAATTCTGTAATTTCACTTTACTCGATCCAGTAACATTTTGCTGATTATATTGGAAAACATCTTTTATTAGATAAATTTGGTCTTCGGCTGCAAATAGATCACGTTCTTCCTTCGATAAAAATCCATAGGTGGATAATAAATGAACATCCGCAACCCATGAATCCAATTGGGTTTCATAATTGGTAGATGTCAGATCTACACTTGGCGGTGTTTGTAAAAATCGGTACATTTGAAATCGATCTTGATTAAAATCGGGTCTCACATAAGGGAAATTATTCGACACATCAAATACATCACGTACTTGAAATAAATCTTGGATAGATCTTAATGTAACATTTATCGTGAGTTCATTATATTGTAATGAAACTAAAGGAAATGCACATCTCGAATCTAATGTAAACATGGTATTTATGGGTATGTAAATTGTTCTACCACGAATGGATGGGTCGGCACCCATTGGATTCGATGTATAATATGCTGATGGATACCCATGCGAAGAATTCGTTTCTGAAACATTTGCATACGTGTCAGAATTTACAGGATCATTCAATTCAGCTACATTCCCTGACATCTCATCAAATAAATCCTGTTTTTTTTGATTAAAATCACGTTGCATCATCAAATAGAGATACTGACCCGAATATTTATGTAAAGTAACGGATCCGCATAAAATCTCGATGGAAGATATCATTTGAACCCCCAAATTTTCAATCCATCTGAATTCATAAGGAGACCATTGGTTATCGGTATCTTCTGAAGGTTGCCATATAGGGCTCCATATATCGGGTAAATTGAGAACTAAATATGTATCCATGAGTAAATCTCCGTAGCGTTTCATTTTAAAGGTGAATGTGGATTGATCATTCAGCCGTAAATCACGCGATCCTTCGAAGTCGATACGGAATTTTTGTAGACCAAAGTTCGTATATTTAGAATAAGTCACTTTGAAAAATGTTTTCGTAGGGTTACCGGTTAATATTACATTTGCATTTCCAACTGAAACAATATTTAGTAAACCTCCTGCCATATGTACTATATATTCAATAGATTATTATATATTTTTATTCAAAAATTACTTTTGAATGCCTTGGTCCCCCGCTGGAATACTTTTGTCAGTAGTTACATATAGATAAAATGGAATCGGTAAATGTTATTCTTATAATTATTATTGCCATAATTTTAATATATATTTTGTATAGAATCATATCAAAACAACAAAAGAATCTTAGTCCACCTACACCACCATATGATGACGAAACAACTGTGACAAAAGAAACAGAATTGACCGCTATTGAAAATATATCCAATGGATCCGGAATTTCGAGTCTAAATATTGTCGAAGGAATGCCATTATATTTACGCGACTATTGTATTAAATCTTCATCAAATAGTGCATATAGTGGAGGGTATATGAATTTAAATGCGATAAAATATGTATTATCGCGTGGATGTCGGTTTCTAGATTTTGAGGTATATTATAAAGATGGTGTTCCTGTAATAGCACATTCCACCACGAATTATGATCCATCCTATAGTTCATTTACATCGAAAGGATTACCGGTTTCACTGGCTGGTGTTTTTTCCACGATTTTACTTTATGGGTTTAACGACAATTCACCGAATCCATCGGATCCTTTATTCGTTCATCTACGTATTAAAAGCAATGTGAATGATGCATATCAGGCGGTTGCAACATCGGCGTCTAGTATACTAAAAAACAGGTTATTTATGGGTAATGTTGGACCGGAAACGGCAATTTCCACTTTGATGGGACAAATTGTTTTAATCGTGGATCGAAATGTATCACCCAATTACGCGAATTATCCTACATGCTTACCTGGACAGGCGAATTGTTATAATCTGAAAAATGTTATGAATATGGAAAGTGGTTCTAACAATGTAAGGGTTTATAAAGAAAACGATTTACTCAATCAATCCATAAACCCACCCGATCCGAGTGTTTATATGATGCGTATCGTTTTACCACAAATCGGAATTTTTGGAACGCGGAACTGTGATTCCATGTATCTAGTTAAGAACTATGGTGCTCAAATGATTGCCGAGGCTTTTTATATTAATGATGCCCGGTTGGCGGTCTATGAGGATATGTTCAGGACGTATAAGACTGCGTTTGTTCCTATGCAATTTGCGATAGAGTACGCCATAAAGGGAACCTAGGTTCCCTTTAAATCCCTCCTCGCGGGGAAACCAAGGTTTCCCCCGCACCTCCTTCCTTAATAAGCAAACTTGCAGTTGAATTGCAACTCATCAATTGTAAGGAAGGGGGTGCGGGGGAAACCTTGGTTTCCCCGCTTCCCTTAATTTTCTGCACATATATTAGAATTAAATCCAATATATATGAACTCTTCCCAATATAAAAAACAAAAAAAAGCAAAAACAACAAAACGTAAATATAACGCAGAAGTATGTGATGACAAAATGACTTTCCAAGATTGCGAACTCGCCATTCTTCGCCAAGCCGTCGACGAAAACGAAAAAATTCAAGGTGAAAAAGTAGCGAATAGTGACCAGATCAAAAAAATGATTGATATTTTAGAAGATTTTCTGGTCAGAAAAAAACTCATTTGTTATGGTGGAACCGCGATCAATAATATTTTACCAAAATATGCCCAGTTCTATAATCGAGAAATCGAGGTCCCCGATTATGATTTCTATTCCGCACATGCTTTAGATGATGCGATTGAACTCTCTGACATATATGCAAAAGCCGGATATGATGATGTAGAAGCAAAATCCGGTGTCCATCATGGTACCTATAAAGTATTTGTCAATTTCATTCCCATGGCCGATATCACCAATATCCACCCCGATTTATTCAAAGCATTGTCAAAAGAGGCCGTTTCTGTTGCCGGAATCAAATATGCCGCCCCCAATTTTTTACGTATGAATATGTATTTAGAACTTTCACGTCCCGCCGGTGATGTCAGTCGCTGGGAGAAGGTTCTCAAACGGCTCACATTATTGAATACATATCACCCAATGAAAATCGATTATAACTGTAATACCGTCGATTTTCAGCGAAAATTGGACTCACATGTAGAAGATTCCGAGAAAATCTATTTCACCGTTCGTGATGCCTTTATCGAGATGGGTGTCGTCTTTTTCGGTGGATATGCATCGAGTTTATATTCTAGATATATGCCCAAAGAACAACAGCATTTAGTAAAGAAAATCCCAGATTTCGATGTCCTTTATGAAAACCCCGAAAAATGTGCGACAATCGTGAAAGAGAGGTTGGAAGCCGCGGGCCAAAAAAAGGTCTCAATTTTGAAACATGATGCTTTTGATGAGATCATACCTGAACATATTGAGATACGGGTCGATAAAGAAATCGTTGCATTTATCTATAAACCCATCGCCTGTCATAACTATAATACGATTCGCATTGGGAATCAAGAAATCAATGTGGCGACAATAGATACCATTTTGAATTTTTATTTAGCCTTCATGTTTTCCAATGCACCTTATTATTATAAAGATCGTATCCTATGTATGGCACAATTCCTTTTCAATGTGGAACAAGAAAATAGGTTGGAACAGCGGGGTCTTTTGAAACGTTTTAGTAGTAAGTGTTATGGAAAACAAGAGACCTTGGAAAGCATTCGTGCATTAAAGGCGGATAAATTTAAGGAGCTAAAAGACAAACGTGACACAAGAGAATTCAAAGAATGGTTTTTCAAATATAATCCGATAACAAATGTTACCGTTTCTCATATCAATCCTAAAATCGAAAAAGGGGTGAAAAAACCAAAAAAAAACAAATACCGAAAAACTGTAAAAAATACAGCATTGGCTAAACTAACGAAGATATTTACATGATTTTTTTACACCAATTTATTAATCATTGATGTAAAATAATATAGTTTAGATAACAAATATAAAATATGAATATAATTAATATAAATGCCAGTTACTACAAATCGCCGCGGTATAAATGCCATTGCGTCGTCGGTTCAACAGACGAACGTTATGGCAAACTTTTTATATCCAACAACGAATCAAAACGAGCTACCCTATAGAAATAAGACAATTCTTGATTATATTGGACCAAGTGGAATAACAGGATCTACTGGAATTACTGGTCCACGAGGTTTTCCCGGAATTGCATCAAATACGGGAGCCACTGGATATACCGGATCTACGGGATCAACTGGATTTACTGGTCCACGGGGTATACCGGGAATTGCAACAAATACAGGAGCAACAGGAAATACTGGAATAAAAGGAGAAACTGGAGCCAAGGGCATTCCGGGGTTGACTGGATTTACTGGAGAAACTGGAAATACTGGAACTACAGGTCAAACGGGTCCCACTGGATTGGCGGGTGCATCAACATTTAATTTGTCTACTAGAGGTGATACTCCGGTAAGTGACGTACTTATAGGCCCAAATTCCATTGTAAAGATAAGCCCATTCTTAAATGAATCATCTGTTGTTTCGTTAGAGTCATATACCTCATGTTATATGTCATTTTCTGTTTATGGAATGTCAACTGGCGTCATCACCGCTGGTTTATGTATCGATAAAAACAATACAAATAAATTTACTCCAATTTATGGATTTTATTTTCCCTATAGTTATTCCGTATCTGCTACATTTTATATTATATGCAATAACAATTTATTACCTATCTCATTTACATATGATGTATCGGACGTTTTTACCACCGTGATTACCTCTACTACGGTAAATTTTTATAAAAACGGGAGTCTATTGATTGCCGCAAATTCTATACCGAATATTTATTCATCCAGGCCTTATTATTGTATTTATACAATTGCAACAAGAAACGATGGTATACGAAATATTACTTTTTCTCCATTCAGTGCATTCTTATATGGAGTTACTGGAAATACAGGAGTCACCGGAATGGCTGGTGCAACTGGGTTAACCGGAATGCAGGGTATAACTGGACCCACTGGGATACTCGGACCCGCAATGTTTACATTATCCCGACGATCGGATACGAATCCAAATGCTATACATTATATATTATCGAATAGCTTTACTAAAGTATTGGATGATTCGATCGACTCTTATGTGATAACCAATGAATCCTATGGTCGTTGCTACATTTCTTTTTCTTTGACAGGCCTATATCCTACAACATGTCGTGCCGGATTATGTACGGAATGTTCAAATATAGAAGTTAAAGATCCGACATACGGTTTTAGATTTGCACCTAGTTTCGATTTTCCAAATGTTTTTTATATTATCAATAACAATACGACATTACCTACTGAATTTGGATATGACGAAACCGATATATTTACTATTGCGGTGGATTCAAATTATGTGAATTTTTATAAAAATGGACTATTGTTACTTCCTCAGGCGAGTGTAAAGAATTTATTCCCGAATGGAGCATATGGTGGATTTTTTGCGATGAATAAAATAAATTCAGGGGTTCAATATATCACATTTGCTCCTTATGGTCAAGTTTTATATGGTACAACCGGACCTACCGGGAGAACTGGATCTACGGGAACAACTGGCTCCACTGGAAGAACCGGAAGCACTGGCTCAAGTGGGTCAACCGGAACAACCGGTACTACTGGTGCGAGTGGTCGCACAGGATCAACTGGTCGCACGGGAACCACAGGAACTACAGGAACTACAGGTACTACTGGAACAACTGGATCTAGCGGGCCAACTTCGGATACTGGAACCACGGGTCCTACTGGAACTACTGGATCAACAGGATCCACAGGAGCTACAGGGCCAACTTCGGACACTGGAACCACGGGTCCTACTGGAACTACTGGATCAACAGGATCCACAGGAGCTACAGGGCCAACTTCGGACACTGGAACCACGGGTCCTACTGGAACAACCGGACCTACAGGGTCCACGGGAGCTACAGGTGCAACTTCGGATACCGGAACCACTGGAACAACAGGAGCAAGTGGTTCTACCGGTTCTACCGGAAGAACTGGTTCTACAGGAATAACTGGATCCACTGGAACAACTGGATTTACTGGGACGACAGGTTCCACTGGCCAAACTGGAACAACTGGATCAACTGGGTCAACCGGAACGACTGGATCCACAGGGTCCACAGGAGCAACAGGGCCAACTGCGGATACTGGATCCACTGGAACAACAGGAGCAAGTGGTTCCACCGGTTCCACTGGTAGAACTGGTTATACAGGAGTATCTGGATCTACTGGAACAACCGGAGCAAGTGGCTCTACTGGTTCTACCGGTAGAACCGGTTCTACAGGAGTAACTGGATCCACTGGAACAACAGGAGCAAGTGGTTCTACCGGTTCCACTGGCCAAACTGGAACAACTGGATCAACTGGATCAACTGGAACAACAGGAGCAAGTGGTTCTACCGGTTCCACTGGTAGAACTGGTTCTACAGGAGTAACTGGATCCACTGGAACAACTGGATTTACTGGGACGACGGGTTCCACTGGCCAAACTGGATCAACTGGATCAACTGGATCAACTGGAACAACCGGCACAACTGGATTAACCGGCTCAACCGGAACGGTCGGTCCCGCTCTATTTACATTAAGTATTCGACCCGACAGTGTTCAATCGGGAGTATTTCTGTATCCGAATCGAATTTTAAAAAATAATAATGAAGGTGTCAATTCGTTTGTAATATCCCAAGAGTTTTATAATAATTGTTATTTAACATTTTCATTAACCACATTATTTTCTAATACAAGTCGTGCCGGATTATCATTAACCGGTAATGGCTCTATACCGACCTATGGATTTAATTTTATAGACGGACAACAATTCAACATTATAAATAATCAAACCATAGTTGTTACTCCATATTCATATAGCTTGAATGATAATTTCACAATTATAATTGATCCAAATTCGGTGAATTATTACAAAAATGGTGTACTTATTATAGGACAAGGGGCCGTTCCAAATTTATATCCTGCACAATCTTACTGTTCTATGTTTTTAGTAACTGGTGTAAATAATGGTTATCAAAATATATCATTTTCTCCATATGGAAGTATATTATATGGTTCGTCTGGATCTACTGGTGTAACCGGATCCACTGGTGTAACCGGATTTACAGGAAGGACTGGATACACCGGAACAACTGGATACACCGGAACAACTGGATACACCGGAACAACTGGCACAACCGGATCAACCGGACTAACGGGTTTTACAGGATCAACTGGAAATACAGGATCAACCGGAATAACGGGTTTTACAGGATCAACCGGAATAACGGGTTTTACAGGATCAACCGGAATAACGGGTTTTACAGGATCAACCGGTCCTATTGGATCAACCGGAATAACGGGTTTTACAGGATCAACCGGATCAACAGGTTCAACCGGTTCAACCGGTCCTATTGGATCAACCGGAATAACGGGTTTTACAGGATCAACCGGATCAACAGGTTCAACCGGTTCAACGGGTTCAACCGGTTCAACAGGTTCAACGGGTTCAACTGGTTTAACTGGTTCAACTGGTTTAACTGGTTCAACTGGATTAACTGGATCAACTGGCTCAACTGGATCAACTGGCTCAACTGGAGATACTGCATCAACTGGACCAACTGGAGATACTGGAAATACTGGATATACTGCATCAACTGGACCAACAGGAATTCCCGGAGCTGCTACAAATACAGGTGCTACGGGATATACTGGATCTACTGGATTTGGAAGTACCGGACCCACTGGAATAACCGGGTTTACTGGACCTACTGGTAGAACAGGATCAACTGGTTTAATTGGTAATACTGGAGACACCGGGCCTACTGGAAGAACCGGTTCGACCGGACCGCAGGGTACACCAGGAACAGCAGTAAATACAGGTGCGACTGGACATACCGGTCCTACAGGACCAACCGGAATACCTGGAATTGCTACAAGTACCGGAGCCACAGGATTTACCGGAATATCCGGAACTACCGGAAAAACTGGATCAACCGGACATACTGGAACAAGTGGTCATACCGGAACGACTGGTCATAGTGGATCAACCGGACATACTGGGCCTACCGGATTGCCAGGAACCGCTACAAATACCGGTGCTACTGGCTTTACAGGATTAACCGGTTCTACGGGAATAACTGGCAACACAGGGTTTACAGGATCTACAGGACATACGGGAGATACTGGAATAACCGGAGCAATTGGTCCAGCATTATTTACATTAATAACAAGATCAGATAGTCTTCAATCAGGGGTCAGTATAACGGCAAATCAAATTATAAAAAATGATATAGCTGGAACTATTTCATACGTAGCATCGAAAGAATTTTATAATTTTTGTTATTTAACATTTTCACCAATTAATATTATTTCGAGTGATAGTTATGCTGGACTATCTATCAATGGAAATTCACCCGACATCACCATTCCAAATTATGGATTTTATTTAAAACCCCAACAGCAATTCAATATTGTGATAAACGGGCAAATAAATGAGATTAATCAAGGCTATAATTTAAATGACGTGTTTATGACTATAATAGATTCCGGTTACGTTAATTATTATGTTAATGGTCTTCTTGTTGTTACGCAAAATAGTGTTACCAATTTAAATTCAAATCAATCATTTTGTTCAATGTTTTCAATAAGTGGTGTAAACGATGGTTATCAAAATATATCTCTTTCTCCATATGGATCTTTATTATGTGGAAACACGGGTGCAACAGGAACTACCGGATCTACGGGAATTAAAGGTGATAGAGGATTTACTGGATCTACGGGAATGTCTCAAACTGGAACTACCGGATCTACAGGAATTACAGGTGATAGAGGATTTACTGGATCTACAGGAATGTCTCAAACTGGAACTACTGGATCTACAGGATTTACTGGATTTACTGGGATGTCTCAAACTGGAACTACAGGATCTACTGGAATGTCTCAAACTGGGACCACAGGATCTACTGGAATGTCTCAAACTGGGACCACAGGATCTACTGGAATGTCTCAAACTGGAACTACAGGATCTACTGGAATGTCTCAAACTGGGACCACAGGATCTACTGGAATGTCTCAAACTGGTACCACTGGATCTACAGGAATGTCTCAAACTGGAACTACAGGATCTACTGGAATGTCTCAAACTGGGACCACAGGATCTACTGGAATGTCTCAAACTGGTACCACCGGATTTACTGGTTTAACCGGACACACCGGGCCCGCCGGGCAAAATTCAGTTACCTTAACCACAGATAATCCACCTACCGATACGGCTGTTTTTGGAACGATGCGAATGTTTGTGAATGGAACAACAAACGCAACTTTATATATTTCAAATGGCTCTGGAACATGGTTTGCGTTTAATAGCGTATTACCAGTTTAATTTGAAAACATGTTACAATACAATTAGGGGGAACCACCGGTCTTCAGAATCAGCTTCGCTGATTCCAGCCCCTATAACCCCCTCCTGTCAAGTGATTATTTCAATTCCTTAACATTTTGCATCACATAGTTCTTCAATTAAAAATGCATGTATTTTTCCTGGGTTCCCGGTGGATAGTGCTGAATACAATGGAAACAATATTATTTCCATTGTATTATATAAGTTAGGGGGAACCACCGGTATTCCAGACCTATAACCCCCCTCCTGTCACTTGATTATTTTAATTCCTTACCATTTTGCCTCATGTGGTTCTTCGATGAAAAATAGATGTATTTTTCCTGGGTTCCCGGTGGATAATGCTGATCAAAAAGAGCTAACATATTCTGAAACAGATTGTAAACTGAAAAATAGGGAACCAAACATTACACTTTTCAAAATGAGCCCAGAGAGATTCAAATTACCATCCGCATTATAGATTGAGAGGAATGAAAAATATTTATACAGTAAAGTGGTAACAATCGGTAACTGGAATAAAAAATACAAAATCGCAATCAGAATAGGTGTTTGAATATTGGTGAAAATAGAATCTACGGCTTTATCTCGGTGCTTTTTTTCTTCGTGTTTTCTCAATCGGTCTTCACTCGCAGCTTCGTAATCGCGAATATAATCCGAGGTTAACTTAGGTTTCGGGATGTAATTTGGTTGAATTTCTGGATCATGTTGATATGCTAAAGAATCCATGGGGATATCACGGGACGGGAGTCTGTGTTGGATTTCTTGAGCGGGATCTAAACCCCCCATAACCTGAGCTGAATAATTTTGAGGAGGGACTTGATTTGTGCCTCGTTGTTGAATATTTTGGGGAAGAGGAAGTGTAGGATCCTGTTGTTGAACACCATATGGATTCGGGTGAATATTTATGGGAACATATGTGTTTTGTCCTACATCAACTTGTTGTGCGTTACTTCCCATAACAATAGGCGGAGGTGGACCTTGTGGAACATTCGGTAAAGCATATTGTGTTGGATGTTGTTGTTGGTACTGTCCATTCATTTGAATGGTGATGTTTTCTGGCAAATCCGCAATTCGAGTTGTGGCAATGGGCTCTGACATTTTATATTATAACAAAATATCAGAAGAATTGGAAAACGCCGCAGTAAGGAAACCCTTTATTAAAAGAGTTTGGGCATGGAACTTGCCACTGGTGTGCTTATTATCGGTAAATCACCTGTGTCCACCTTATTTGAAATGTCTACCACTTTTTTCTTATCATTATCACATTTTGTCGGATTCGATGTATAAGTATAACATTTATCACCATATTTATAGGTTTTACCCTCGATGTCACCGATCACAGGACCGCTAAACTTGATACAGTTTTTATCTTTACAGACTTTTCGGAATAAGGTAGCTAAACCTAACCCGAGAAGAATGGATATAAAAACTCTTCCCAAATCTGAATTGAGTAAACGTTTGATGTTCATATTTTATAATCGTTCTATATATTCAAGATAGAATAATTAAGGGGAAACCAAGGTTTCCCCTAAGACCCCTTCCTTTGATTAGTAAATGAATAGGAGGGGGTCGCAGGGGGAACTACGTTCCCCTGCTCCCCTATACTTGGGCCGTAATCTTACTTACCATCGATTCATCTTTCGGGCATTCCACCTCTTTTTGCTTATATTCAAAACATGACTCCGTTTTATCCTTATACTGCATCAATTCGACATTTTCCGGTGTAGGGTAAACATAAATCTTACGCGTATCATCTAAAGTAACATATACAATGAACATTCCAATCGCAAAACTTATTAAAAACACAGGAATATTAAAAAATTTCAAGATATTAAGTCCCATACTATATAACTACTTCATAAAAAATTTCATAACCTTATCTATAAACTCATTGACAGTTTCTTCAAGTCCTGTCGCTTCATCCGCACAATGTAAATCGATAAACCGTTTGCCCCCCAATTCTTCGAATCGGCGATCCAGACCTTTCCCCATTTGACAAAATTTATCATAATTCGTATCACCTAGCCCCAAGACTGCATATTGAATACCATCAAATAGATGTTTTGGTAAAGCCCTGTTTTTTATTTTACGCCAAAAATGATTGGCGGATTCCGGTGCATCACCATTACCAGTTGTTGAACATACTATTATTACAGCCCTATACGATCTTTCGGTAGTAAAACTGAACCCATCCGTAAGTAAGGTTTTATTTAAGGATGAATGTTTGCAATGGAAACCTTTTTCCCCCAACAATTGATAAATCTCTTTTGAAATTTCTTCCGCATTTCCGGTTTGTGATCCATATAAAATATATATTTCGTTTTGCATATATTTTATAGAGAGAATAGGCTGAATGCCTCTGGAAAAGTGTAAATGAGAAAAAGACATAAATATTTTCCTTACTGTAATATAGAAAAATAATGAGTGAACCTAAAAACGATATCATAATTGATTTGATTAAAAAACACATAGATGTTAATAATAAAAACAATTTTGATTTGCTAATGCAAGATATAGAAAATTATATTGAAGGTGGAACTGCTCACAATATGGCACAATTAAAAGAAATATCAAATAATAAAAAGAAAAAAGGTGATTTATTTGAATGTTTTTGCTATTTATATTTACAGAAGATTCTCGAACATGATGAAGTGTGGTTCTATAAAGATTTCCCAAAAGAACTGAAAGATCAATTTCATTTACCCAAAAACGATTACGGAATTGATCTAATTTCAAAAAAAGGTACTGGATATTATGCGATACAATGTAAATATAGAAAACCACAAGACAAAACACAGGTTATTTCATGGAAATCACTATCTACTTTTTATGCTATGGTAGTTAAATCCGGTCCATGGATAAAACATATTACCATGACAAATGTGAATGGTTGTCGACACATTGGTGAAAAAACCGAAAAGGATTGGTCCATTTGTATAGGAACATTTCGAAACATTAACCACTTTGACTGGCTTAAAATTTGTGGTACGACTCCAACGGTTACAACATCGACCGTTATAGATACGCGGTTAGACAAAGACACTTTGAGAAACGCACGACTAGCATATTTTACCTAGGTTATTTTGATTCAGCAGTATCCACCGGGAACCCAGAATAATTATGTGGGTTTTCTGAATTTATTTGTTGTTATGGAAACTGGTAAGGAACTAAACTTCCCGAAGGGCGGGAAGGGGTTATAGGGGGAACCCCCGGTTCCCCCTATTTTGATTGAATAATCCAAGATCTTCTACATCATTCAAATCCACTTCCGAAAAATCGTTTTCCGTACGATCACGATAGTCATCACAGTCACCCCTCGTACATTTCACATTCATCCAAAATTCTTTCGATTGACAACAGTAATGATTCATGGTAAAATAATTTGTTTCAATACATAGAAAATCGTTTATTTCATTATGTTTATGTAAAAATGTTGCATGGTGTATATTCAAGCTCGTGAATTCGAACACGGTATTCACAATATATTTATAATTACCTGGATTTTCGGTTGGATGTTGGGAACTTCTTCTGGTAAACCCCGAGACAATAGAACTGGGTTGTTTTATATGTCCATTCGATCCATAAATTGTGTGTCGTAGCTGAATTTGACCTAAATGTTCACATTCATGTAAAACTTTATTCAAATCTATATTTCTAGGTGACCAAACATACTCATCCAAATCAACGATCATCAACCATTTCGATTCATGTAATCTTGGTAAAATGTATTCGTTATACATTGACATTTGACGTCCGATATGTTTTCCCCATTTCGGTTGGAAAAGTGTCACTTTTCCGTTTTCAACATAAGGTTTCAATAATTCCACCGAATTGTCCGTACTTTCATCATCAATTAAATAAAAATGATCGACACCACGGATTATATAATGCTGTAACCATTCCAGAATCGAATCGGATTCATTCTTGAATATTGCACCTACGGATAAATAATAAGGGGGATTTTGCATATACACCATTATTATTTTTATTTTTAAACCTTTTTCAGATGTTTAACAAGCACTATTATTTTCATCTAGGGGGAACCACCGGTCTTCAGAATCAGCGTAGCTGATTCCAGCCCCTATGACCCCCTCCCGTCCTTCGGATAGTTTAGTTCCTTACTGGTTTCCGTAATAAAAAATAAATTCATAAAACTCACATAATTATTCTGGGTTCCCGGTGGATACTGCTGTTTTCATCAACACTTATTCCTTTATCAGCAAGCTTTTTGGCCTTCTTTTTTGCGTTCTTCTTTTGCGAAGCACTTAAAACAGGCTTATTCGTATTCTCGATATCGTTCACTAAAGCATCTAGATCTATATTGACCGGAGGTCTTAGACCAGACTTTTGTTGCTTTTCCTGCCCCTTAATCGCGAAAACGAGATTATCCGGAGTTTCCGTATTTGAAAGTGTGAACGAATTGGCTAGTGCCCGTCTACGTTCCTCCAATTGCTTTTGCATAAGGAGTTGTTTCAAGGCCTCTTCTTCGGCCTTCTTCTGTTTCTTCGCCAAAATACGAGCCTTCATCTTATCATTCGCCGTCATCTTCTTTTCCATTGCCTTCAGAGCATTCGTATCGATTTTGGCACCCTTCGGAATATTCACCCCCATTCCCTTGGCCATATTCTTGAACATCGAGGCAAAATTCTCCGCACCACCCATCTCCTTCATCTTCTTCATGAGTTCACCCGCTTCACTCATGAGGTCGTCTTTCGAAATCTCACCGTTCGCCATCTTGGTCTTCAACTTATCACCTACCGTTTTCACTAAACCACTGATTTTTTCGGGATTCTTCATCAACTTGGAAAATACATCTTGGGTCGATTTCATATTTCCCATATCTTCACCGAATGTTTGTGCAAAATCCTCACTGATTTCCTCAGCTAATTCCTTCGCCAGCTTACCGATCTTACCATCGAAAAGGGTCTTCAGGTGCTCATGTAAGGACTCGGGATTCGGCATTCCACCTGATCCAAAGAAATTCTTTGGGTTAAAAGGTTTGGCCTCTTTATCTTCATCCTCATCTTCTACATCTTCGGCTTCTTTATTGTCACTATCGCTTTCCATTTTCCCAAAAAACTCTCCAATACTCCCCATTGCATCCTTAAGTTTGGACTGAAGTTCCGATTCATTGATTCCCTCGAATAAATTCATCGAATCACCAAAATTCGCCTTATCCTTCACCGATCCTATAACTGTGAACAAAATCACCTGTAAATACTTCCATAACGAGGCTCGGGTGGACTCACTTATACCCTCACAATGATATAATATCTTGAAATCGACATTAGGTAAGAACTGAACATTAATCTCAGAATCGGGCTTGAAAATATCGGCATTCTGGTAAAGAATATCGAAGAAACGCTCGGGATAAAGGACCATCGAATACTGGAAAAGACGGTCATATTCGTCTTTATCGGTTTCTGAGTCCGACCATTTTGACCAAAGAAATGCATATTCGGGAAAAGTTGTGCTTAAATCTTTTGCGAAATCCGAGATTACGGATCTGAAATTTTCGGGGGTCTCCATACTATATTGAATAAAAATATAATATGGGTTTATACTCTTTTTTTACGTTTATTTACTTTTTGATTTTCGTGTTCCCGAACCAGAACGGCTTGACTTTTTAGCTCTTTGTCTTTGAATATTTTCCACGGTTCCGGGTAAAGCCTCGCGTCTACGTTTTCTTGTTCCAGAAGACGCACGTAACTTTGCGTCTCCATGGTCTAACCCTAACTGTGTTCTAAGCCAACCGAATGGTCCTCCACCGCGGTTTTTCAACGTTGCCATTATATATATAATATTGTAGAAATAAATAGGGGGGAACCACATGTCTTCAGAATCAGCGATTCGAAATACGAAGGATTTCTTAGAAGCTGATTCCAGCCCCTAAAAACTCCTTCCACGCCCTTCGGGCTGTTTAGTTCCTTACCAGTTTCCGTAACAACAAATAAATTCAGAAACCCACATAATTATTATGGTTTCCCCTACTATACCGGGTAAGACGCACTCATCAATATTCCACATTGTCCATCCCCATTATTATAGTGAGGACCCCTCGCCAACTTAATATACCCCTCCGATCCCCAGGATGTAGACCATGAATTTTTTACTAAATAATAGTCGTTCGAGAATCCCACCGCCAATACACCATGATCCAATTTCGTTCCACACGCACCCGTAAATACACCCGATTTATAAAGTTGAAACTCACGCTGGTCCGCCTCAATCGCTACCGCAAGAGGCGTCTTGTAAAGAGCCGTTACAAACGCATTATCATTACTCGGTTCAACATCTATAAAACTCTTGACTTCAGATCCCTTAACCAAAGAACACGTGTTAGAACAAGTGCCCTCCTTTTTCGTAGTTCCAGAAACATACGGATAATCCGATTCCTTACATAACCCTCCATTCTTGGAAATCCAGGAAAACGCATTATCCATAAGTCCACCCTTACATCCATGATCCTTTCCGCCGTTTTTGAAATTGTCACAGTCGACCAATTGTTGTTCCGAAAAACTCTGTAAAACACCGGTTTTAATGAAAAACGCTCCTTCCAATGCTCCCGTCGTGGAAAACGACCAACATGATCCACATTGTCCTTGATCCTTCACGGGTGTAACCGCACCTAGCTTGGTCCAATCAATCGATTCGGGTAGAGTAGTTAACTCGCTAGGAGATTTTGAAACCCCCTTTAATGCCCTCCTACCCTTTGAATACAAAAATTTCTTACCAATTTTAATGACAGGCATTATTGATGACAAACTCATATAGTTAACATGATTATAAGATTTATCATGGTGTAAAATAGAAGAACTAATCAAATAATCCCGATATTCTTCATGGCTCATCGCAGAAAACTGATTATGTCCAAGAGTATAGGATAGATTTTTCGCGTTTGTTTCCTCAATAAAACGGTGATTATCGATCCAGTTATGTAACATCTTTTCTAAATGTGTCTCGGATTCTGCTACGATTTTGAATTGGTCAAGCCATTTGTCAAATTCTATGAGTAAATTTTCTGATAAAACACCGATAGTCAAGCTAGCCAACAAAAAAATGCGTCGAAACATTCTTAGTATATTATTGGGAGAAGCTTTTACGTCTTTTTATTGTAAATATTCAAGGGTGTAAAAATTGATTCTTAATCGCAGCTTTTCCAAGAATATAAAAAACTACGAATAAATAGACATGCCACTTGCACATAAGAAGAAACACACTAACAAAAAGATCCCAAAACCATGTAAAAAGCCTATTGTTGATAATAACTCTTTATTCCAAATCGAAAACAAGGCTTTGAAACTTGTAAACAGATTACCCGAAGACTTACTTCCGGTCATTTTCGAATACATTCCTTCCAATATTGTAAATGTTATAACGAACGAATATGATTACAAAAAATACAAAAATTATTTACGTTTATTCAGTTGTTTGAATGTGGGTTCATCTACATTTGGTGATAATATAAGTCGTTTATTGGATAAAATCCCCCTGGACATCTTAATAAAATTCATCAAATTTGGGGGCATTTCCAAATACTTTTCTGAGATTTATCATAATACCAACGGAAAAACGATGTTTGACTTCTATAATGCCCGGTGTATAGAATATTATAAAAAATGTTGCTTTGGCACAAATAAAAAAATTACCTATCGTAAAGATTACATTGATTATTTAACAAGGTGTCATGATATTTTCAAAGATTCCATTTTCGAGTTATTGAAGAATGCTCGCGAAAGAGAATATAGGACTCATGACAAAAAGTTCAGGAAAATGGTTCTCGTGATTTTAAAAAACATTGTTTATGTTGGCAAAATGTTTGCCGAATTCAATAATTATTCAGATAGTATTTTGGATTCAAATATTAAGTTTAAGTTTCCATATTCAAGATATTAGCATAGGGATTTAAAAACTTATTATGTCCATACTATATAATGACCTCGCTATACCTTTTTAATTTGGATAAATTAAAGTCCGATTTCCAAGATATTCTCAAAACACAATTGGATGTACAAACACATAAAACCGTGATTATCAAACAGATCCAAGATTTGAAGGGTGTCTATAATGATTTGGTGAAAACAAATACCAAGAAAATCTTTTTATTTTGCCTCGACTCGTTCTATTTCCAATATAAAACTTTGGTCATACAAATGGAAGATCTATGTAAGCATGTCACGCACATCAATAACCGTATGTATGGCGATTATTATAAGCTCTATAATATTATTTTGATTCAAACCGCGGAATCGAATATTGATGTGCGTTCGGCCGTAACCGAGTTTCATAAAAAGTACCATCCTTATAAAGATTTAGAGCCGTTTCATGAATACAAAATGTCTGATATTATGAGCTTACATGCGGATATTTTGAAGCTCATGAATTATTTATTCCAACACTATTCCGGAAAAGAGCAAAATGTAATGAGTTATTCGGATAATACAAAAGTGGGTATGTCGATCACGAGTTTTCTACAGACTTTGGAATATGAGAATACGCTTCTTCGGGAACAGATCGGACTCTATGTCAACTATTTGACCTTTTTCCATAATAGTCAGAAAATCTATTTGACCAAGATATATGAGAAAATACAGGAGTTTCAACAAGAAATTGAAACCGAAATTTTGGTAAATCATCATGGGATTTCCAAGCCTGTTCCCAAAAAATGTTCGTATGATGGCTGTGAAACTTTGGTTCAATCGGGAGCCACATTTTGTGATATACATGGTCCAGAATCGGATAGTAATTTGGTGAATTTATTGGTCGTCGAAGATGAGACGTCTTTACAGAAGTTTTTATCGGTAGAACAAGAGGATCTAAGTGATGTCGAGCGTTTATTATTAGAGTCGGAAAAAGAACTTGATATGAGTAGCCAATTGATCGATAATATTATTTTGGAGCCGGAGGAGGATCCTGAGGAAGGGGAGGAAAAGGAAGAAGAACCAGCCGCGGATGAGATTCCAGTGGAAATAACCGAAAACGTGAATCATGACGAATCGGAGCATCATCCGACAGAGTTGGTTACGGAGGGAGAACCACCAGATGCAGCTCCCGTTTAGCGGGGAAACCAAGGTTTCCCCCGCACCCCCTTCCTTTAATATGGAGAGGGGGATGTAAAGGAAGGGGGTGCGGGGGAAACCTTGGTTTCCCCGCAACCGTAGGTTCCCTTAATTTCTATGCGTTCTATATACGATAGAAAAATATGCCTGGGACAGAAACGAATTCGAATCCCGATGAGTCTTTAGGAGATGGTCCGAAACCAACAGATGATTCAAATTCTGCCACTCCATCTTTACAGCCGAATTCAAAAAGCGAAGATAAAAAAAACGAACCCGTTCATAAAATGGAGTGGTCCAAAGAAAATGAGCTTATCATGGTTGAGTGGTGTGATATCGCTCAATGTTATAAATGGCTCAATTCTCGGTCACATATGAAATACGCATACATGAATGCATGGTTCACCATACCCGCCATTGTTTTATCTACTATTACGGGAACCGCATCGTTTGCACAGGGTAGTATTCCTATAGAATATCAGACATACGCTCCCATGGCCATTGGATCTATTAATATTTGTATCGGTATTTTGACAACGGTACAACAATATCTCAAAATATCGGAACTTAGTGAGGGGCATCGTGTTTCCGCCATATCCTGGGATAAATTCGCACGTAATATCCGTATTGAATTATCGAAATCGATACTTGATCGTACAGATGCTGCTTTATTTATTAAAACATGCCGCTTGGAATTCGACCGACTCATGGAAACTAGCCCCGCTATTTCCAAGGATATTGTCGCCGATTTCAAGAATACATTTTCCGGTAAGAAGTTCTTTTTATTCGAATTGTTCGATAAATGTCTTGGATTCGGCGGAATGGTAGATGTTGATGAACTAGAAAAACGTAAGCGGTTATTTAAGGCTTTGAATAAACCCGATATTTGTGATATTATTGTTAGTGCGGAAGAACGCCGGTATAAACGCCCGGAAATTAGTGAAATGATCGAAATCGGAATTAATACTGCGGATATCGATGAAGTCGCTGTAGAAAATATGGAATTTCTTGAACGTAAAACATTATTGGATATAAAAGAAAAGTCTCTTTTGGATCGTGAACGTATTATCGAGGAAAAGATCAAAGCCGAAAAAGCTGCTGCGGATTTGATGAAAGAACTTGAGCTTAAAGCTTTGGAACAGGCCAAAAAAGATGCTGAACAAAGGGTGAAATCGGCTCATGAAAAAATGGACGGGTTCGTTTTGATTTTCAAGAATACCAAGGGGCGGTTACCCACGGGTGAAGAAATCTATGAACAGTTTAAGATGAAGGTGGATGCGGATATTTTGGGGCCTTATTTGGAGAAGAAATCTGGGTTTAGTCTCGTATAGCGGGGAAACCAAGGTTTCCCCCGCACCCCCTTCCTTTTGACCAAACTGAATAGGAGGGATCTTAAGGGAACCTTGGTTCCCTTAAAACCTTGGTTTCCCCTCTTATTTACCAGACTCTTTAATCTTCAACTCCGGTGGATCCACACGAATCACCTCAAAATATTTTTCAATGAGTTCACACTTTGTAACACAATCATTTTTATTACGATCCAAATACATATCATTCGGACATTTACAGGTGATCAATGTTTTGTCATTTTTATCACCCGATGTTACATATCGACCTGGACAAATCCTTACTAAAGGACAGCCAATTTCATCATAATGATAAATAAAATCGTCTTTAATGGGTAAAATCTTTACCTTACATATGGGTTCCATTATCTAATAATAAGATGTTACATAATGGAATAGAAAATAAATCCAAAATTTGGGTTATTGTTTTTGGATTGTATTTGATTTTGGTTTGCTTCTAAATAAAAAAAGGAACAGATTCAATACCAATAGTCCACAGAATAAAATCGTCCACCATCTCACTGAATATTTGATAAAGATCGCACTTTTCGGAGAATTGGTATTATTCACTAAAATCGTATCCAATAAGCTACCAAATAAAAATACAAGAACGATAAATACAGATGTATAAATAAACCCCGAATTATTCGAAAAAAAGAGTAAACTTTTGGATACAAAACCATTGTTCAATATATCTTTATCGATCAAATCGGATTGTTTTGGTGAATTGATCATATCTCGTGCAGTTTCCGCCATATTTGCAACAGTATCTATTCCGGATGCAACAGAATCTGCTACATATTTAACGGATGCATTTGCCATTCGGTTGGCTTCATCAAGCATTCCACCTTCTTCGCTCATTTTATATAACCTTTCTATAATATATATAATATGGGATCATATGTCGGATCAGATTATTTGGCTAAACTTTTGTTACCGAAATCTCAGATTCTAAATACGGAACCTGTCGAAGATATTAAAATTAAATCCTATTTAGGGGCACCAGAAAGGAAACCCGATACGGATCGTATTATTTCTAAGATTACCGAGGAGTTTGAGAAAATACCATATTCAGGAATAGAGACATCTTGGGCTGAAATGGATTTCATCAAAGATTATATTACACCTGGGCCGAATAAAGAGGCGGAAACGGGAAAAGAAGAAAATGTGGAAAACATGGAAACCGTTAAAAATAAAGAAACAGAGATTCCTGAATATAACTATTTGGATCCTGAAAATATGGACCTAGACTATGAATTTGGATTATGTAATGATCCATTAAAAAACAATGCTGTATATACGGTTCATATTTGTGGTTTTTCGATTGAATCGGATGGAGAGCAACCGTTTTTGAAATATTTATTTGAACTTTTCGGAGAGTCATTTGGTTTCCCACATTTCGATTTTACATGTCCATCCAATGTAGGAAATCCTGCATCTTTTGTAACCTGGATTTCTAATAGTTTGGTGGGTAAGAAATCAGAAGAAGTCCAAGAAGCTGAATCAGATGAAAATCCAAGTCATGTCTATTTTTTGAATGAATGTTTAAAGAGGGTCATGGGTATCATAAATGTAAATGATCATTCGAATCCGGATGTATTGAAAACAATGTATAAAGGATTTCTCCAAGATAAAACCGACCCGCTACAGATTTATGCATTTTTCGATTTTAGTGATATGAGTTTAGAACAAGCCGAATACCGAAGGGTTTGGGCAATCGTCGACGAAATCGTGAATCATAAAAAAATCATGGGTTTCGCCATCGATCCTAAAATAGTGCCTCTTTTTGGCGAAACTCATGGATTAGCCATGATCTTGGAGAAAGAAGGATATAAAGTTCAAAATCCTTATGTCATGTATTTATGTGCTTTAGAAAATGGCAAATATGTCAATGTGTATAACGAAGATGACGCGGAGACGATTTACGAAGAGCGTGCGATGCATCCCATTTTTGGGAGGTTCTATATCTTTTCTGTGAATCCTTTGGATTTTCAGGGAGAAAACTCGATATTTAAGATTGAACGATATGCTGTATTCACCAATGACCCGATCTATTTTTTGAAGGATACTACGGATCCTCTTTTTTTGAACCCGGATTTCGATGATATGATGAAAGGGGAGAATAATGAGAGTATTTATTTCAAGGGACCGGATAAAATTCCGCTTTGGTGTATCAAATCGAGTGATGATTTCAACCGTCTTTAAGGGAACCTACGGTTCCCTTAAGATCCCTCCCTTTAGTTCCATTTACTATCGGGACGTGATTAAGGGAGGGATCTTAAGGGAACCGTAGGTTCCCTTAAAAAGGATTTAAAGACTTGACTCGAGTATTACTCATCTAAGAAACCTTTTCGAAAAGTTTTTGGATTTTTCCGCGACTATGAGCTATGATGATCCTTTTGACCCCACCCTTCCGAACGACTATGATGACGACGATGATTACATCATGAGCCATGAAATTGCCGCCATGGGAGACCAGTATGTAAGAGATCTTGATGCATCATCTTTTGCTGGAACATCTTCCGTTGGATCTTTTACCAAGAAGCAACGTAAGTTGTATGAGGATTCAAAGAAGTTGGATAAGGGATATGGGAAGACATTTATTCGGGTGAATAACCGGCGGGTTCCGGTGGAATTTTATTCCACCAATGATAATCCGGGTTCCACCATTCGAAATGCTATCACTGGAATTTATGAGAGAGGAAATCGGTTCGGTAAGAAGGAAGAGGATCTCTTTTTCAAGACCGCGATTTCATCCGGATCCGATATGCGAATTCTGTTTTATGATAATCCGGAGGAATTCGAACGTCACTTTTTTTGTAAGGTCGCCGATGATGCAAAGACGAAGTGGGAGATAAAGTCATCCAATGCAGCGACACAGAGGGCACTGGAGAGTGAGTTTAAGGAGGAAAGGGGGAATGTAGTTGTGAAGTAAGGGTCTTCCCTTAGGGTAAGATCCCTCCGTTGTTACAGATCTATATTATTTATCATAAGTTTGACTTATAATAAATTAATTTGTTATAGATCCTCTTTTTGACATACTTTCCCGATTGATATACATAATATTTTCCAAAACAGGGGCAATTTGTTCCACATTCGGTTCCACCACTGATTCATGTATCATTTTAGCCTTCATTTCATACTGTTCTGTACCGGGCTCCGAAAAACGCGAATCATTATTCATCAAATCTAACGCGGTTTTCATACATTCATGCTGAGCATTAATACATAGCCGTTTTATATTTTTTTGGTCTTGTTCTTTTTTCCAACCTTCTGTTTCTTTCACATATGTTGTATGTCTCTTTAAATCCGTACAATGAATCGGTCTTTCTGTGATTTCCAACTGTCCTAAAGCGGTAGTTAAAATCTTGGATAATCCGCGTTTATTTCCGTGTTTTGTCATATAGATAACATCTTCTATAGTGGGTTGTATGGATTTGATGAATTCATTTATAGTAATCGCATTTTTACAATTTTCGTTCAAAAACATATTAATATTGATTTGTGTATTATTACTATTTGTAATTGTATTCGATACCGAAGGTTGTTTTATTTTCAATAATTCGGCGATTTGATTTTGTGCGACAGTCAATTCGGATAATAGTGTACATACCATTTCATTGGAAATCGTGGGAATTTCTTTTACTTCTATGGAACATTTCTTTCGATGACGCGATAACCCCGATGCGAATTTATATTGACATCCACATGCACAATTAAACCCATTATCATTTGGGGTTTTTTGGGGTTTTTTGTTATCATTTGTTATCATTTGGGGTTTTTTGATATGAGTTGCAGTGACCAGATGGCGATTGTAATCTTTTTTGTTACCAGTTATGAAGTTGCATTTTTCACAGAAATACTTGGGGTTTTTTTGGGGTTTTTTGTTATCCTCAGTTATCATATAAGGATAACAGAAAAAAACCCCTAAATCCTTTTTTGCAAAAATTAATTGGTAACAACATTTTTTTACACGTTTTAAAACCACTGCAAAATGCTTTGACTCAAAATTTTGATGGTTTTTTGATAAAACTTTCTTGGATAAAATTTTAAAGGACATTTTTAAAATGTCCTTTGGAAAAAAGTTATGGGTAATTTAGTTTCAAAAATAAAAACTCCAAACTTTACACCCTTTTTCATTTCAAACGCCGATTTTTTTTGGCATAAAAATTCAAAAATTAATTTAAAAAAATTAATTTAAAAAAATTGATTAAAAAGAAATTATTACAAAACGTTTAAACTTAATTATTTTGAAAATGCAGGAGAACGTACAAACAGGAGGAGTAGATAAGAAGTTTGTTTTATTGCATGAATATAATACTAAAGAAAATGAATCTTTTGTATATTTTATGCAATATACCGGGAATGAAGAAACTATAGCTTCATTCGCCGACTTTCTATCTAAGGCGGACTATGATAATATGGATGGTGGTGAATATGTAAAATTTGAAATTGATACTAAAAATTTTGTTTCAGAAAATACAGCAGATGAAATGATAAAGTGCAATTTTGGATCATATAATTATATGTTTTCTAAACTTACTGGTAAAATGGTATCTCCATTTCATGGAGATTCTTCTGAAGATATGGAGGGAGAGAAAATAGCCACACTATTAAATGATAAGTTTTTTGGAAATAGAATTACAAAACTATTTGTTGAACCATAATTATTCATAATCATCATCAAAGTTTGGTATCATAATTATTATAATATTAGGGGGAACCACCGGTTCCCCCCTATGACCCCCTCCCGCCCTTCGGGTAGTTTAGTTCCTTACCATCTCTTTTTGGGTTTCATATATGCGTCAGCTCTATAATAAGCATCCTCTATTAAATGGAATGGAATTAAGGCTACTTCCACTATAAAAGCCCCTCCAAATAAAACGTTTTTTCCGATAATTTCACACATGTTTTGTTTATATTCTCTAATGTGTAAACGCCTTCAATTTTACTTATAGAAAACTATCAATAATCAATAATACATCGGTCGGAAGAATCGTATCGATTACAATATCATCGAGTGATTCGACGTTTGTAATCCAAGAATAGGGAGTAGATAAAATTGTACTCATGGAATATTCTGTTTCCACTTTTGTGAGTAATATTTGTTTATGTTCACCTTCTCCGATAGTCTCTATATAATTCGCACGAAACTGTTTCAATTCTCCCGAAGGAGTGGTTTCATGAAACGAATATCTGTGGTTCTTAACAAACGGATAATCCATATTAATAAAGTTTTACTATTCAGCGATAAAAACAAACTGTTCTCAATTTTATTGATGTAAAACCATATAGATTTATCTCATGAATAGTAAATAACGAACAAATGTTGGGATGGATCTTTTTAACGTTAACGGCGGGATTTGTTTTACTTAATGATCATGAAAAGATCTGGATGCCTTTTTCAAGGTTATCGGAAATCGAACAACAATTCCAAGATCCATCACGCGACATTGGTATAAAAAATGAAACATTATCTTATAGATTTGAAACGAGTGGAAATGACGAACGTGTATTCATATATAACGATACTGAATTTTTGGAAGAAATGGAAGAAAAGAATCGGGATTTACTGATTGGTATTCAGAAGAATATGGATCAGTTAGAACTATTGAAAATCTTGGAAAATCCGGGCATAGGAATCAGTTTTAAAATCGCACATTTAGAACATTATGAACTAACCCATGGTAATGGATTATCAATGGCTATAAATTTAACAGCGGGAGGACTATTTGATGATTTCAATTATCAATTCGATAAATAAAACCATTTAAAGATCTCAGGATCATATATTATATAAAATGATCCACGAAGATCCTAAGATCAACTACTTTAGGAAAAATAGACCAGAATTATTCAACTATGTTTTGAAGGAAGTGATGCCGGAAAATAAAAAGTTCAAGGTCGTTCGTGCCCCAGTAAAGTCGGGAAAACGCGGAATGGTCGAAATTTATTCTTTGCTTGATAAAAATTCTATTCATGTATTTTTGACGGCACTTCATAGAATATCGGAGGAACGTCAGCGTGAAGAACTAGAGTCTTATGGAATTAAGGTTTTTTCCGTAAATAATAAGACGAAAAAAGATAAGTGTATTGAATATATTAATAGTAAACTTGAAGAGGGTAAAGAGATAAAAATTCAACTCGATGAATTGGATTTTGGATGCGGTGGCGATCAACTATTAAATCATATTTATTCATCTTATAAGAACGAATCAAAGGTGAATTTTATCTTATATAGTGCCACCATTGAGGTTGCGAAAAAAGAATTTTTGTTATGTAATAATGTGGATGAGTTTCATGAATGTGCACCTTATGTTCCACCACCTATATACTTTGGAATTAAAAAGTATTTGGAAAATAACAAATTTTTCCAAGCTAGCCCCTTTTTTGGTTGTGACGAAAAATTGTTTACTATAAAAGATCAGGGAAAGATGTTAATAACAAAACTCATAAATGCAACAAAAGATAAGAGCAATAAACGTCACATTGGTGTACTAAGAGCTGCTGGAAATTTTAAAATAAAAGGAAAGCTAGTTTCACAATTCGAAAAAATTAAGGAAAATAAAAGTAACATTGAGCAACAATATGGCATTCGTTTGAAATTTGTTGGGAGTAACGATATTGATATGAAGTGGGATGACACAGATACATGGGAAGAATTGAACCCCGATATTCCTTTCGTCATTGTGATAAATCAAGTATCAGGAAGAAGCACTGAATGGAAGTGTCATCCATATATTGTTTGGTATCACACATTAAGAACCGATGATACGCCCGCATCTACTATTAATCAGGATCAAGAACGTCCTGTTTATTATATAACGAATTATACAGATAATATTGATATTGAGATATACGGTGATTTTCCATCGGCACAATATTCAGCCGGTTTAATCACATTTGATCAATATAATACAATGACGAACCGAAAAATGAGCTCAAGATTGGACACAAAAAACAAAAATGATAAGAAACATATTAACATAAAAACACCTTTAATTTTTGACACATGGGAACAAATACCTGAAAAATATAGAAAGGGTAGGTCGAAGAATAGTCATGTTAAAGATGAATATAAATTAAAAGAAACTATGGTGGTTTCTGATAAGACTTATAAAATCAAAAATTGGAATAAATTCAAATATCTGGAAGGATTTATCATGACGAATATTCGTAGTTCAAGGGATAAGTTTTTGAATGGAAAGCCAAATCAAAAGCCTATTTGGTTTAAAAGTGATTTAGATAATGAATTGGGAGAAGGAATTAATGAAAAAAATAAAGTTCGTATTAATCTTTTTTATGCGGACGGTGAAAAAGATGCCACGAAATATAAGTTTATGATTCGTGAGTTTGATAATGCAGTTTCTGCGAATTTTGTGAACACTTCGATGTATTCGAATTAAGATCTTTGATATGTAATAAAATAAAGACTTATCCCCTATTAAATACATAAAAAAATGATTCAAGCGATCGCGGTTTTCCAAGACAAGAAAATCAAGGGTAAAGTCCGGTTTTCGGAGAATAAAGACGGAAACATGACGATTGATGTAGATATCCAAGGTCTCAAGAAAAACTCGAAACATGGGTTTCATGTACATGAATGTGGTGATATGAGTGATTCATGTGAATCGATGTGTGCACATTTCAATCCATATGGAGAAACACATGGCTGTCCTGGAATGAAACATAGACATGTGGGTGATTTAGGTAATATTCAAACAGACGGAAATGGTAATGTCAAATATAGATTTGAGGATGATATGATCAAATTGAGGGGAACGAAATCGAATATCATTGGGAGGGGGCTAATTATTCATGAGGGAGAGGATGACTGTGGTCAGACAGAGCATGAACTAAGTAAGACGACGGGAAACTCGGGGAAAAGAATAGCATGTGCAGTGATAGGTTATGCAAAGATTTGATTAGGGTAGGGGGAACCCCCGGTTCCCCCTATGACCCCCCTCCCGCCCTTCGGGTAGTTTAGTTCCTTACCAGTTTCGGTAATAACAAATAAATTCAGAAAATCCACATAATTATTCTGGGTTCCCGGTGGATAATGCTGGATTAGGGGGAACCGGGGTCTTCAGAATCCAGCTTTGCTGGATTCAAGCCCCTATAACCCCCTCCCACCTTTCGTGGAGTTTAGTTCCTTACCAGTTTCCGTAATAACAAATAAATCCAGAAAAACCATATAATTATTCTGGGTTCCCGGTGGATACTGCTGGATTTTATGTATTTTTCTTTTCTGACCATAATATAACTCAAATAAAATGACAGGAGTTTCGTCTTGGGTTACGGATCTGAATAATTCGATTCAAGGCACTGTGGATTATATTACGAATAATAATTATTTAGAATATGCGGTAATGTCCGGATTTGGTGATGTTCCTATAGCAGCTTATGGAATGGTGATTATTGTTTTATCGACTTTGACATATGCTACAGTGGCAGATTCTAAAAATATAACAGATTTTTCCAATGTAACATATAATATGGTGAAATCTATACCGGGTTTAACAACTACAGATTCGGCCACACTTGAAAAACAATTTGCGAAAGAAAAAGAAGAATTAAAAGAAGAGGAAAAACAGAGGGAAAAAGAAGAGGCAGAATATAAAAGGGTTACAGAAGAAGAAGAGAAGGAAAATGATAAATTAAAAGAAGAAGAAGAAAAAGAAGAAGAAGAGAAAGAAAAATCAAGAAAAAAAGAAGAAGATGAGGAAGACGAAGACGAAGATGAAGATGAAAAACTGATGAAGGGTGGAACTAAGGGAACCCATGGTTCCCTTAAGATCCCTCCTTCAACTAAGGGGACCCATGGTATTCAGCGAAGCTTCTCCCTTCAGGGTAAGATCCCTCCTTCAAATAAGGGAAACAAGCGAAGTACAAAGAAAAGAAGAAAATGAAAGGGTGGCGGTATTATCCAGAGAACTCATTGTAATTAAGTAGTAATGAAGTAAACCACCCAAAGGGCGGGAGGGGGTTATAGGGGGAACCCTCGGTTCCCCCTAGTAAAATTGATTCCAAAAACTTGATATGTATTATTATCCAACTACATATCAAACAAATGCCGATTTATTTCGTAGAAGACTTGAACTCAGGTCTAACAAAAATAGAATCAAACGCGTACCAAAATGTCTATGTGTCTCTCGGTGGAAAATTCAACGAACCTTTTGTTTGTTATAATGATATCAAAATGAAAGTAAATTCGGAGTTCCAGATGGTTCCCGGTTATCTTCGTAATGGTTCCGGCAAATCTTTGGTCATAATCATTGATGTATTCCGAAATCTAGAAAGCAGAGAAGTAAATAAAAAAATACTGGATTCCCTTATGAAAGATCTACCAAACATCGATGTTATCATGTTGAATCAAGAAATAACACCAAAGTCACTCAAGAATTTGATCAGAAATGTTTTGAATTTCGTGAAGAGTCAAAACATTCACCCAGCCAAATATTTGTTTTGTAACTATATTCGGTTCATTTCACCTAACCCGATGGAAGATGTTTTAGAAATGAAACTGCCGACCAAAATACAAAGAGTTCATGATGAATTTCCGGAGTATTCAAACGGATTCTATCAATGGTATGGACAGTGTATACAAACCTATAATCTAATTTATAACTTCAAAAAATATCACTATGGATGGTTATCACAACATTCACGACTCTCCCTATTATTTCGGAAATATTATGATAAAACACAATTAAACATGGGAAATACATGTCTATTGATGATGCAGTCGGAAAAAATTGTGGAGGCATTTCTTCACAATAGTTTTGATATTACATGGCATACCTTTTCTCACCTTTAATTGGAATACGATTATAGATTTATTATTTTTATACCAAAACTCTTCCCACCGGATAAGGTCTCCTCCTCGATCCCACATTCACAATTCCCTCTAGCTCACATAAACAAAGTACATCCATATTGGGACTATAAAACTCGACATTAGACTCTTCTATCCAGTGTAATTCTTGTGCGACATATGTATAGTCGCCACAGGATTTACAAAATCCGTTCCACTTTTGTTGAATCTGGTCTCCATCTTTGATACAAGTAAATACGGATGTTGCCATAGACTCATCCACAAATCCATCACGGTGGCAGTATGAAAATCGTGTAATTCGGTTAGCACAGTATTTGTTTTTCCCCGAAAGGATATGACCTAGAACTTTGCCATGGAAGTTTATGGTCGTACTCTGGTCAAAATGCGGGGAAATACCCATGAACAAATTGCTAATCTTTTTCTTTTGTTTCCGGGTCTCACCTATGGCTCGGTCATAAAATAGGAAACTATTTACAATGTTTGTTACATCATAGGGCAACTTGAGTAAGAGAACCGTCTGTTGACGTGTAAAAGGTAACATATTATTAATTACACCAGTTTGGCGAAATAGAATTTAATTTCATAATTTTGGTAAAAAGCCGATCAATTTTTTTAAGGGAACCTACGGTTCCCCCTAATTTAAGCATCTCTGAAAGAACGCATTCACTTGTGCAACATCCGCCCCCGCCATCATATCATTCGGAATATAATTCAAATTCCCCTTTCGATATGCCAAAATCGCCGGAATTCCATTAATGCGACGTTTAGCCTTCAAAAACCCATACAGTTCAAAACATTCATCTACATCGATCATACAGCATTGAACCGTATTCGGCATAGCGGCAAACCATTGCTCAACCAAACTCTCAATCTTTTTACAAGGACCACACCATTCCGCACCAAACTTCAAAACGACTACACCCGGATTATTGATCAAAAGCTGTTGAAAAGCGACGACAGACTCGATTTTGCTGATAACGGGTAACGGTCCAGGGTTTAAGAGGGGATCGTTCGGATTCGACATAATATATTACTATTATATTTAATTTTTATATTCCTTCTACCCTTGAAGATTTATAATGGGACGCCTCAAGCGAAGCAGAGGCGTCTCAATAGAGATTTAAGGGAACCGTGACCGATAAATGAATTAAATGGCAAACCTCCGTAGGAGGTTTGCTACATTTACACCCTTGAAGATTTAAAACGGGACGCCCAAAGGGCGTCCTGCTAGATATTCAAGGGCAACGTTACCGATAAATCAATTAAAAGGCAAACCGCCAAAGGCGGTTTGTCCCATTTTAAATGTTCATCGGTGTAAATCTTTATCGGTTTATATATATGAAAGAATTTTTTACAAAAGAAAGGATCGATGAATACAAGAACGACCCCAAAATACAAAAAGCGTTAAATGGATGTACTCTCATGCGTACAGATGATTTTTTGGAATGGTTCGGGCAAAACATAATTCGAGGAGATAAGCCATCAAGGATGTCGATGGCAGAATCCATCTATAATATGGTAATCGAAAAGTTCACCAAGATCGCGAATAGTGTATGTGAAAGAAAACTTGATCGCGAGTATACTGAGAAGTCCATGAAAAATGTAATGGAATCACCCAAATTCGATATTCTAGTTATTTTAGCACCACATTGGGAAAAGTTGAAACGCGATGAATTCAAAACAAAACCCGAGTTATCGATCGATAAGAAATCAAGACATATTTTGGGTTTCGTCATTGTGGAAAAGGGGGAATGTAGAAAGATGCCGACGACATATAGTATACAATTGATTTGTACAAGATCAAAAACTGATTTCAAACAGTATAGCTATGACGCAATGAATAAGGTTCCACGTGAGCGTAGTAAGGCGGCAATCTTATTAGGTGCGTATTTGTATTGTGGCAAATCATATGGTCAGACACATGGAATTTTGGAGCTCGCGGATGGATATAAAAATATGTCGGGTTTTTTTTCTTATTCAAAACAGGGGTTCGTAAAAGATACGACTCTTTTTGGGAAAGACTGTTTTAGATCTTATGATAATTTACCTATGGCCGTAGATTTAAGTAAATATAGTTATCCACAAATAATAAATAATGCGGTTAGTGGAGTGAAAGTAGAGGATATCCATGATGATACAGGATTTATTAAATTAATTCCAAGATCGAATCGTCAATTTGAATTACAACGCGATATCGCGTATTACTGTAATTTAATGTATAAAACAGAGTTTATTTTTGATTATAGACACCATTTGGACCCGGACTTCGATGGAAAAGAAATTGAGATTTTACGAAATTTCGAAACATGGTTTTATGAAACATATGATGAAGAGCCACTCTTGGAAGATTATATATGGTATTTAAAAAATAAAATGGATGAGCTAGTGAAAGATTTTAAATTATCACGAATCAGTGGCCAATCGAATCCGAATAAAATAACGATGCGTCAACGATCTTGGAACAAGAATAGTAAAAGGAAATCGAAATCGGTTACATTGAAACGTAATAGAACCACTTAAATAAATAATTTTTTTATATGCGTATTGTATAATGTTTCGTTATTTTTCTAAAGAAAATAAAGAAAAACACAATAAAGAAAAAAAAAGAACGCAACACAAAAAAAGCCTGTGCATTTTTTGACACTGACCACGCGTACACTGCATTTGTAGCTTTATCTACTTTTGATAAAGACAATATAAATGTGATATGCGATCACGAAAATGGGTATACACCTTTACATTTAGCCGTAAACAAAAAAGATGATGTGGCAATCGGTTCAATTATTCATATACTTACAAAAAAAATTAAAGATGAAACCTTAACGAAAGCAGTATTAAATAGTACAGATATAAAAGGAAATACACCATTAATGTTGGCAGTTCAGAATGCCATCGATTCTAAAACAACAAAAGATTACGATAAGTCATACAATTGTATTGTTACTTTGATATTCAATGCAGTTGAGGGTTTAAGTAACTTGGTCGATGTCAACATTCAATCCGAATCTGGTGATACATGCCTTATGCTTGCTGCGACATATAACCTTACGGACATTGTTAAATTATTATTAAGACGAAAAGATATAGATGTCAACTTAGCTAATAAAAAAAGATTTTCGTCCATTGTATATGCAGCATACTATGGAAACATTGAAATTTTTAAATTATTAATTAACCATAAAGGCATCAACATAGATATCAAGAGAAATCAAAACAAAATTTCGGATAGGGATAACATTTTGCACAATTGCAAGGATAATATTCGTTCAGAAGTAGAAGAATTACTTCATAAAAAACCATTAAGAAATTCTTCACCTGAATTGGTTGACGAAATCCCGACGCATAGTACTAATACACAATCACGTAGACATTCAATTGGTGGATCAAAAAATAAAAAAACAAAACGTCGATCTAACAAGAAAAGAAAATCTGAAAAAAAGAAAATATTTAATTAAGCGGAACCCACTATGGATACTACTGTACTTCATTATAGGAGGGATCTATTCACGGAAAACCTTAGTTCCCTTTAAGAGAATAAAAAAACATATCCGCTTCCTCTCTTAAAACGGTTAAAGGATAATCAATATCCTCATCGTCGACCTTAGCTAAATGAATATTTAATGTAGTCAAGTCCGAATCCATATGAATCCGGTATTCGAAATTATCTTCTTCTCCTTTGGGATCCCATTTATTTTGAAAATCCAAGAGTAAAACCAAACGTCCTTTACGAACCATAGTTAAATTCGATAATATGGACTCATTACAAACGATATCTAACGCGGCCGCAGTCAATTTAGAAGGAGCAAGATATACTTTGAATATAGGGCTTTTAGAATTCAATAAAAAACCGACAATTTCTTTTCGTTTTTTTAAATCTAGGAAATGCGATAAGCGTCCGAATTTCGACATATTTATACTAGGAAGATATATGAATGGCGAACCATAATTTAAGAATCGAAGATTATACGTTGGATGATTTACTGGGACTTTTTGATATCCGATCCTACGATATTTCGATGGAAGATTTGAAACGAGCAAAAAAACGGGTATTAATGTCACATCCGGATAAATCTCGACTTCCCCCGTCCTATTTCCTCTTTTATAAGAAGGCGTTTGACATCGTGATACAATTCTATGAAAATCGTAACAAACAGAACCAAGCGATGAATGAAGAAACGGTAAAATATAAGCCTCTAAACACCGCGGACCTTGATAAAAATACCACGAACCAAATTAATAAAGTAATCGGCTCTATGAAAAAAGATGAATTTCAAAGTAAATTCAACCAACTATTCGAGTCGAATGAAATGGTTTCGAGACCCGACCCAAAAAAAAACGAATGGTTCAAAAAAGACGAGTCGGATTATAAAATCCCCGATGGAGTTTCCGCGAAAAATATGGGGCAGGCATTCGATACGATGAAGCAGCAATCTTCAGCCCTGTCTAGATATCAAGGTGTCCAAACAATGAATTCTTCATCGGCCGCAGGGAATTTATATGACGATCAAGATGATAATGAATCCTATGTAACAAGTGATCCATTTAGTAAATTGAAGTTCGATGATTTGAGAAAGGTCCATAAAGATCAAACGGTATTACCGGTGAGTGAATCTGATTTCAATAAAGTAAAGACATTCAAATCAGTAGATGAATTTAATCGAGAACGTAGTAGACATAGCTATGACCCGATCGAGAAATCACAGGCTCAAAAAGTCTTGGATGAACAAGAGAAACAGATGAAAGAGAAAATGATGAGGCGTGAATATGAAGCGAATTTACAGAGTCAGAGGTTCGCGGAAAAAAATAAATCGGTGCTATCGACGTTTTTACAACTTGGAAATTAAGCGGTCCCTTATTTTTCATTAATAACTGCCTCGAAGTCATCCAATTCTTTCATCGCGGATTCAATGGCCGACTCGCTTCTTGAAGAACCACGCTTACCAATTGCTGAGTTAAATTTTTTTTGTAAAGCTACATATTTTTTCTTTAAAGCACGTTGCTCTTCCTTGGATTTATCGGACATGTTTTCAATCTTGGAAAAAATATCGATCGAAGATTCTGTTAAATCTTCTAATTTCACCGCCTTATCCAACATACGTTTCGCTTTCTTTTCTTCCTTCAATAATTTTTTATAAGCCGCGTCTTTTTTCAGTTTATCCGCTTTATCATAAGATATATCAATCCATTCTTGACGTAGTTTTTCTACCAATATGTCTTGTTTATCCAGTTGTTCCGATAAATACGCTTGTTCTTCATGTAATCTGATCTTTCTAGTCTGTTGTCTGGCCGCACGAGAAGAAGATGTTGATCTAGACCTAGAACTAGACATAGGATGAACTTTTCGACTTTTAACATTAAATATTTTCGTAAAAACACTCATTGTTTATACTATATTGTAAACATAGATAAAATTGAAATCTTGGTTTATTTTATACAAATAAAGTAAAGAGAACTAAAATGAGCGAACCTAGAAACGCCGCATTAATAGTTTGCGAAATGATTCAACTTATACCACATGAAAAAAATGAATTTAAGGATGCATTAAAACGATTCTTATACGATGATTTGGCATATCGGTCACCGGAAATGTTGACACACATATATACATGGATGAAATATACAGAGCTCATGCAAAAGTATTTACCTTTACCGAAAGAAGAGTGGGAACAAAAATGTGCAAGACTATTTAATAACTCAGAGTTAGGGGGAACCTCCGGTCTTCAGAATCCAGCTTTGCTGGATTCAAGCCCCTAAAACCCCCTCCCGCCCTTCGGGGGTTTAGTTCCTTACCAGTTTCCGTAACAACAAATAAATTAAGAAAAAACCATAAAATTATTCTTGGTTCCTGGTGGATACTACTGAAGGGGAACCGGATGTTCCCCCCTATCTATAGTAAAAACTCGTCACATGCTATTTCTATATTTTCAACAGTATCTGTTGAATGTATAACTAAATTGGGTTTTACGTCTTCATAAAAGTCATTCAAAATAAAGTTTGATTCCGGAATAGGGTTTACTGTAATAGATTCAACTTTTTTCGTAACGGGTCCCGTAATCGTTTTTTTCATATCTTCCATTTCCGATCGCAATCCTTGGACAATATCTTTCATCTCAATCATAAATTCTTTTATCAGTTTGAATTCTTCATTACGGCGATCTTTTTCTTTCATAGAATAATTGGGGGGATGATGAATCTGGCTATTTACCTCTAAATCATTCGCCCATTGAACGTTTTTTTTGGGAGGATATTCACTAATATCTTGAAAAGGGAACTGTTCACTACGCCTTGGAACCAAGACCTTAGGTTCTTCCATTATCGCGGTATTCGATTCAAGTATTTCATTCTTTGGTTCTGCCAATTCTTTACTCATTTCTTTTTTGGATTCTTTTGTTTCAATCATAGGAAACTCTATGTTTCGTTGATGAACCTGTGATTTTATAAGTTCGTCTATGTTTTCAATGGGTTCATCCGCATCCATGGGTAGGCGAAAATCGATTTCTAGACCAGGCCCTTTTTTCAACATCGAACTATATTCATTTTGTCTGGCACTAAATTGCCGGTTTAATTCCTCCTGTTTTTTTTCTAGTAAATAATCCCGTGTTACCTGTTTTTTTTCGGAATTGGAAGCTAAATGTGGTTTATCTGTAAAAACGGTAGGTTCATCAAAACGATCATATTGTGGAGATGAAAAATTGGAATATACGGGTGTAACCGTTTTGACCTTAATATTCTTCAGGTCTTTTATCATATATCCAAGAGTTTCTTTGTTTAATTGTTGTAATTCTTGTACGGAAAGTAGCTTGAATTTATTATGTTCATAGAATTGCTGTATAATATGTTGAAACCATTTTTGTTGCTCTGCTTGATCATACTTTCCATATTCTTGGAATTGTGGTATTTTATTCATTGTTTCCCATATAAGTTTTTGATTTTCAATAAGTATGTATAATGACATTAATTTACGAATAAAATATAAACTCTTTAATGTTTATATTTATTAACATTTCAACATTCTAAACGCTAATGCTTCTTAAGGAAGGTCGAATTCTCTATTTCCACCAGTGTAAAATGTTTTGGGAAGGTCTAACTGTCTTGTACATTTTCGTCAACACCAGTTTCATCGGATTTTTCGTTCGTGATATCCGATTTGTCATTCGGTATTACATTATAAACAACTTCACTGGGTAAAGCTGGATCCATTTTTAGTCCATACATTGCAGTGGATAACATTTCTTCAATATTATCGATATTGTACCACATATAATCAAACACTCCAGCAGTGGGACCTTTTGTAACAGTAATAACACTATGTGGTGTCGTAGAAGTGCGTGAATTTAAAAATTGTACACGGATTTTACTATTATTTTTTGTAACACGTGTTGGTGAAGTTACCGTATTCATGTTATCCAGACCACCCCGCATTTTTTTTCGAGTATTTCGCCGGATTGTTTTATTCCCCCTCTTTTTTTTAGGGAGTTTTTTTATCGAATTTTTCATTGATTCGTCTATCTATACTATACAAACATATTAAGGGAACCTACGGTTCCCTTAAGATCCCTCCCTTAAAGTGAACTAAGGTTCCCTTAAGCTCCCTCATTTTCAATAAATATCAAAAGGAAGGGGTCTTAGGGGAAACCTTGGTTTCCCCTAATTTAGTTGAAGTACACATCTCTTAACCCTTTCACATATTCATCTGGAATAAACCTTTCATTAAATAAACCGATTTTATCGTTAATCGTTAATTTTTGTCGTTCACCACCATTATTTGTCATTTGTTCGGATTCACCTCCATTTTTTCGAATTGGCTTAAATGTCTCAATGGGGTTTCCGATTTCCCCCGTCAACATAGTAATATGAAAAAAGAGAGAATACATACCACATTCCGTATTCGTACGCTGGTGAGAATGACGATTTTTAATGAACTTGAATCGAATGGGTGGACTAAGCCCTAATCCTTGCTTCACAATTTCGTCTTTCAAGTGTATCACTTGTGGTGGTGTGGGATTCAACGCACTGTCATAATAAAAAATAATAGCATGTTCCAAGTCGACAAACATCGATACCCAATGAGATCCGGGCTTGTCATGTGTGTCTAAATTAAATACAATCCCCAGTTTTGTCTTGCCATGTTTCTGTAAGTCTCCTAATGAAAGCCTACATAGATCCTCCCATACACATTTACCGTTTTCTTCGGGTAATTTTGTATCATAATCGATCGATGACGGACCTAAAAGTTTGAATTCACGATGTGTAATTTGGTATTGTTTTAATACATTCGCGATATCGAAGTTGGAAAGCCATTCCGTCGGATTCGCTTTCCATTCATCCGGCTTATCTGGTGCAAACATGAGATCGTCTAACTGACTACGCACTTTGGGATCTTTGATCTCTTTCAACCAACAGTCTTCCGATGAACATTGGGTTAGTCGGTCGCGTAACTCCGTCCATATTTTATGGGGGTTTTTCGTTGAAATACGCTGATCTCGAGGTTTCCCCTTGTTATATGCACTTTTGATTTTGATTAAAACATCGGGGGTATAACAGGTGTCGAAATGGGCGGTGCGGCCTTTTACTGCGGGGCTACAGTTCATTTTTTTGATGGTACGACGGGCTTTATTGACACGAGGTTTTTGAATACGTGAATACATGGTATAACTTTTTATTATTAGAGTTATATTATGAATATAAATTTTATTAAAAAGGGAGGGATCTTAAGGGAACCGTAGGTTCCCTTAACTCAAAAGTAACACCCTCCTTCCACTAATTCCAACCCTTTTATCTTCTCTTCTTCTGCCGGTCTAACCCAAAATTCATTATAAAATTTATTAATTTGAGGTATGCTATCCCACCGTAATCCCTTGATACCAAATAAAATTTGTAGTGCTCCACCCACATAAATCGCGGATCTACGCCTCGTATTTTTAATATAGTTCACTAAAGGTAGCCCATATCCACCACATCCAAGAAGAGCAACATCGAAATCGATCTGGTCTATACGTGCACACATATCTCGAAAATTATGAACCCAACTATCACCCAATCGATTTCCAGCGGATGTATTACATGATTGTAGCGTCAAAAGATCGAATTCAGGTAAAACATTGGGGTCTTCGAATAATTGAGAACGATGGTTTTTGTATTGTGATTCGATCGATTTTGCAAAAGGGTGTATGATTAGAACGCGTTTATTTTTTAATAAGGAAGACCAAGGATTCGTATGATAATATGGTTCTAGATCGGTGGCCGGAAAGTGGCGATCCCCAATATCAAATGATTTCATGAAGTTTTGTTCTACACTGTGAATCCAAGTATCATACCACACTGCCATATAATCACATGATTGAATGGCCATTCTAAAATGCTGGACATAGTCATGACGGTCCGCACCGTGATATTTGGGGTGGAAATAGATTCCGGCATTATTATGTAGGGTTTCCGTAACACCAGGACGCTTTTTATCGTATTCATCGGGATCTTTGGAGTCGTAGGAATAGGCGAAAACGGTTTCGGCACCTATTCCACAGCGGACAACGGAAAACGGTTTATCGGGTGATAGATTTTCTAGTAAAGACGAAAGAATTACGTTTCCATCGGACATTTATGTATTTCGACAAGATTTCTTTAATCACTTTCTCGAAGATTTCAAAAAGAAATCCATCGTGGATTCTGTTGGCCTAGTTTCATTTTTTAATTCGCCGACTCTTGGAAAAATTTTTTCAAAAGCCTTGAATTTTCCCGATTCAAACTTAGGTGCTGGCTTGTTCATCAGGGTCGGTGCAAATAAAGTATCTGGATCGTCATTTCCATTATCAGGCTCCTTATTCATTTCCTCGATTTCCAGGTATTTGATCAAGGTCTGAACATAGTTATCGAACGCTTGTCCGACTTCATTTGTATACATCTTTTTCGGGTTCACCAAAAGAGTTTCGGTCATCGTCAAAATATCCTCGCGATAAGTTGATAATTTTCCTAAAAACTCTTGATATTCGTTGTGTCGTTGAGGATCGGTCTTGGATAAATACTTGGCATAATGCGTTTTATTCAAAAGGAGTTCCATGGTTAATTTATCGATGGATTGTGAATTCCGCGGAGGCATTTGACGTAGCGGAAGAACGTTATCCGAAGAATCGGATAAGGGGTTTTGAGAAGGCTTGGGATCTTCGGATTCTTCCATTATAATAGACAATATATTTTAAGGAAACCGTATTGAATTTAAATATATTCCTGTTAAAAATGCAAATGTTTCACATAAAAATCGGTCCCATCATGTGGCCGATCACCGCCAATTTCTTTATCGGGTAATGTATAAGGAATTAATCCCGTTTTTTGACAAACATACGGAAATCCGATTTGATCTTGGGTAGAGTATTTCAGAGTTTGTAAATACCATAAATCCAAGAATTCTTTGACATATTCATCTTTTTGTAAAAACGCTACAAAACATGTCAGCCAAACACCAAAATTGGCTCGTTCAGGATCCAGTTTCTTATAATAATCCGTATCATTATATCCATCTTTCAAATATTCGGAATATTGAAACAAAACATCTTGTACAGGTTGGGCTTGATTATTCCAAAAGGAGGAACAATAACGGTGGAAAGTGGAAGAGTCGATGACCTCTTCTATGAGTCGACCGCTACGTCGCTCGTGTTCCCAACCAATTATCTTTTTGTCGTTGATGTTATCCATGATCCATGAAGAGACGCTTGAATTGGTGATTTCGATTGTTCCATCTACCCAAACTACGACGTCATATTCGGCTAATCTTGGAATAAATCGAAAAGATTGTTTATAATATTTGGCGATATTGAAAGTATGCTTGTTATTTGAAAACGAATTTACATATTGTCCGTCATCTAAAGGAGAAGGGTTTTCATAATGGTAGGGCGTATTATCGATAATCCAGCCATTTGCCAAAATGGTAGGCGAATCGGTAAAACAGATGAAATCGGTTTCTACCGACTGTGTTTTGAAGGGTTTACAACAGGATTCATAATTTCCATAGATGGCAGTTATGAAACAAATTTTAGCGACCATTTTAATATAAAATCATTATATTTTTAAGTTATTTTATCACTTTTCGTGAGATTAAATTATAATAAAAAATAACAGAAAACGGGTTGGGTTTCTTCCTAGAAATGAAAAAATTAAGGGAGGGATCTTAAGGGAACCTTAGCGAAGCAAAAGGGTTCCCTTAAAATTGATTCCAAACAAAATAAAGATGAATTATATAAAAACAATAACCATGTCACTTTTCACAAAACTCTTCCATTATGTTCTTTTGACATCCGCAAGATATGGTGTCGATGAATCCCATGGATTAAAGCATAGTATGGAGGTTCTCAATTTTGCCAACCAGATATATCAAGCCGAGGTCCCCAGAAATGTTATGCTGGAATCCCAGGAAAAAATCATTTATGCCGCTGCCGTGATTCATGATATGTGTGACAAGAAATATATGAATGAAAAGAAGGGTGTCAGAGAAATCGGAGAGTATTTGGATAATATCATGGACCCTATTGAAGCCAATATTGTACAACAGATCATTTCGACGATGTCTTATTCCAAGGTGAAGAAGGAGGGATATCCTCATTTGGGCCCATATCAAGTGGCTTATCATATTGTAAGAGAGGCAGATTTATTGGCGGCGTATGATTTTGATCGTTGCATGATTTATCATTTGCATCATTCGAATTCGGATATTCATGGAGCGTTTGAAAATGCGAATCAGTTGTTTGAAGATCGCGTGTTAAAACATAACGACCACGGTCTATTTATTACGGATTATTCGAAGACTCTGTCATTGACATTGCATTCACAAGCTTTAACAAGGATTGGAGCATGGAAAAAGATATTACATTAAATATAGGGGGACAACAAGTCTCAGCATTATCGACCGGGAACCCAGAATAATTATGTGGGTTTTCAGAATTTATTTGTTATTAATGAAACTGGTAAGGAGCTAAACTACCCGAAGGGCGGGAGGGGGAATCAGCTACGCTGATTCTGAAGACCGGGGGTTCCCCCTAATAGATTGTTATATCACAAATAATGTAAATCCTTCCTTTTCATTCGGTTCCTCATAGTTTTTTTTATAAACAGAATACGCTATTTTCGGAACATATTTTTCGTAATTTCTTAATTTATTGCGTTTATATGCTATTTCTAATGGTGTGGATACATGAATACAAATAACTTTATAGTTGTGTGTTTTTCCAAGATCAATATATTCTTTTCTTTTTTTCGAAGAACTATTCGTGGCATCAAATACAATCGATTTATTTTTTATAATATGTTCGAATGATGCTTTTATCATTGTATTCGATGTTTTATAAAGATCACCTTCCATATAAACAAAATTCTCGTTTTTACATATATTTTTCGCAACCGTACTTTTCCCCGACCCAGGATAACCCATCATGATAACGATTTGTTTCTCATTATCAGGTAATGGTACTGTCGGAATTTCCGTGATCTCAGTTTTCACATGAAATACTTGTTCTGGACAGTAGCAAGGAATTCCGATATTTTCTGCGAAAACTTTATCACTATCCGAAAAGTCAGATTTTCTTCCGATCGCATCTCCAATGAAGAAGGATTTGTCCTTGTTTATTTTATTTATTCCCATGAATAGATTGAATAGGTCAGGATTTGGCTTATAATCATGTTTCTCTGTCGCAATAGCTATGAATATAGGAATATTCAATGATTTCAAAACAAGTTGTATCTGTTCGTGTTTCCAAGTTTTAGATTGGTTTGTAAATATAACAATCATGAAACCTTCTTCGTTATAACTTTTTATCTTGTCGGGAATACCAGGATATAACCATTCCCAGTCATCGATATCGGATGGAAAAGTTTTACCGCCCTTTGGACAAACAAGTGTCCAATCGTAATCAAATGCCGCCATTTTTTCTTTATGAACCGCATGATTTAAATTGTAAATAGTTGGTGACATGTTTATATTTTTATAAATAAAAATATAAAAACTTTCAATTTTCATTTAGGTTTTCACTTTTCTTGTTTTATTCGCCATTTTTTTTTCGGCTTTTTCTTTCTCTTTTTTATCTTTAAGTTCCTGTTTCTCTCTTAGCTTACGGGTCTTTTCCTCTTCCTTTTTCTTTAGTTTTTCTGCCTTTTCCAAAGCTTTTGCTTCTTCTTTGGCTTTTTTAGATTCCTCTTTGACCTTAGCTTTTTCAACCTTCGCAACTTCTTTTGCTTTTTTCAAAGCCATTTTCGCTTCAGCTTTTTCTTCCAGTTCTTCTTCTATACCATTTAACTTTTCTTCCAACACGAACGAATATTTATTCACCAGATCTTTCAAAACATCACTCTTGATTTCCTCATGGACTTTCTCCTGTTTTTTCATTGTCTTTCTCAGATCCCGTTCTACTTTTAATGCCTCGCGTTTCGCCTTCTTGGAATCACGGATGTTTTTCTTCAATGATTTTCTGATCGAACCATATCTCTTTTTTTTCTGTTTTTCCAAGCTCTTTTTCGTTTTATTGAGATCTTTCACAACTTCATCTGTCGTTTTCTTCTTAAGTTTCATCGAAACCTTATAAGTCTTACGAGCATCCGACATGGTAAGCTTCAAGACATTCTTTTCCAAGTCACTCAGCCCTCCCGTACGGATCATATTTTTAATACGTTTCATACGAGCATTGTGAGTATCGATTTCCGATTTTAACCCCTCTTCCATCTGTTTAATACGAGAATCATAAGATTCTAATTCTACAGATAGTTCAACAATTTTTGGATCATTCACGGAAGCTTCTTTTAATTTGGTATCGGGTCTCATTTTTTTCCCGCATTTATATTTTAACTGGTAAAAGCTCGATGCTTTAAAAGCGTCGAGTTCCGCAGGATCGGCTTTCGTATTTTCACCTAGTTTCTTGAGTTCGTCACGTTTAAAAACATTCTTATCTCTTATTTCTTTACGAATATTTTTGATAGTTTCACGGATCTTTTTCGTATGCTCACGGGCTTCTTTCACCAATTCACGGATCGTTGATTTGGCGACTTTCGTACAGTTTTTACGCATCGGACCTTCGAATTCATCACAGTGATCGGTGAGTTCATGGAATCTGGATGCATGTAAGTCTTTCAAATCCGCATCGATTTTACCATTCTCTTCCAGAATCCTATTTTTCAAAATTAATACATCTTTATCATAGTAGCTACGAGCAAATCGGCGATCTACCGCCAATAATTTATCCACATTTTGAACCACGGGAGTCATAATATATTGGATACGAGGCTGGGAAAACTGCCGGGCATCTTTTTCACGATTCAAATAACTAACATGACCAGCGATTTTATCCAAGAACATTCGGCGACTTTGTTCCGAAAAGTGGCCTTCCATATCCAAAAAAGTATCCGAAAAAGTGGGAAATTCATCGGGAAGCTGCATGGCAGAAGGCTTACACAAATTGATGAGTTTTATAAGTTCCATGGGACTATCGGTGATAGGTGTGGCAGTCATCAATAAAAGCCGGACAGAATCCGATCCCGACACGGTATAAGAATTCATCAAAGAACTATGTAATGCGGTCATATTCGGACGTTCCATCGAAGATAAAACGGCATCTCCACCACCATATAATTTATGTGCTTCATCGATAATCAATAGGGTTTTCCTAAGTGGATCTTCTTTTCCATTGATCGAGACCAAGGTTTTATAAAAGTTATTCTCTTTGGAAACCAAATTACTGAATTGTTTATAGGATAAGGGACGTATTTTCCAAGATTTGGATAAGAGTTTCATTCTCTTGGAACTATCATCGGGAATAACTAGTCCTTCGTTCTGGACACGTCTTTTAATAACTTCACTGCATACTTGGTCGAACATATTCTTCCAGATATCGTTTTTTAGGGTTGTGCGAGTGACCCAAAGGATAGTATATCCTTGTGGTTCGAACGAAGATGTGGCCGCTGCAACGGCACTGCATGTATTATGGGTTACAGTGAAATCTCCTAACAAATATCTATTATTTCCATCTAATGTAAATCCATAATAATCTCCCTTTCCAACGGACCAAACTTTAATTCCAGTTACAAGTGCATCTTTAATTTGGCACCTTTTTTCTGCTTGTTTTCGTGTAAGTAAAGTTGGTATTTCATCAAGACCATTTCCGCTAATTTTTATCATGTTGTACCAATTTTTCTTTTTTTCGCCTTTATACGTCCAACTTTTTTCTTGTTTGTTAGAATAACATGCAAATCCAAGAGATCTACCTAAAAACAAAATATCAGACGTTAAAATATCAGATTTTTGCGTAATCGAAAACATTTTCCCACGTTTACAATAGTATCCATCTGTGTCTATAATCCCAGCTAATAGTTGAAGACGAATATTACGATCATTGCATTTATAAATTTGCGGAATATGTTTGTTGTTTACCAAATTGTATTTTTTCATGAATCGCATGAATAAATTTTCTCGAGTTGTGTCATTGCAAGACATTCTGTAATCATATTGTGATTCGTAAACCAATCTGAGTCCATATTCTGGCAATTTTTCATTGAGATATTTTATCATTTTTGATTCTTGAGTTGTAATTTTAGGATCTCTTGATGTTCCGTCACCTAACCATGCACCAAAAATATAGGGATCAAAATCTACTGGTTTATATTCAAAATCAACTCCCTTTCTATATCCCTTTAGTTCGTTTTGACACGATTGTGGTAGTTTTAAATAATCAATAACTGTTATTTCACTAATTTTATCCTCTTCGGTAATTTGTGAAAGATAATATTCAGCTTCTTTTCTTGTATCAAATCGTTGACTTTTCATTACTCTTGCATTTTTATCAAAAATACGCGTAACATATGGTTTTGTCTTATGAACATGCGGTAAATGTGATATAGAGCCTTTTCCTGAAAATTTTAGACAAAGAATATGTTCCGAATTTACAGTATATTTTTCACCCTTTACTGGAACAATATCATACATAGTATCTTGTCCCCTAGCTAAAGACAAAACTTCTCTAGGTGTAGAATCGTCTCCCATTAATTTGTCACCAACAAGGATATCTTGAACTTTTTTTATAGATCCATCAAACATTAATATTGGCGTATTTAAAGCATGACATTTCCCTGTGCCTACTGAATGCCATAACAGCATACCTTTTACGGGGGCTTGAGGGGTGAAATATCGGCGAACGAACTCTTGAGTCGGACTATAGGTGATAAGTTGGCTTCCACCTCCGGTTTTTGCTTGAACCGTCGCATTCGCTTCTTCACATAAATTCTCCATTTTGGCAGGTCCCCAAGCAGTATCCGAAAAATAGTTACGAATATATTGACGCATTTCTTGGAATGTCATGGGTTCTCGATCACCGCTCAATTCCACCATATCTTGACCATTCATATATGCCAAAACGGGCTTATCACCTTTGGTATTAATGATGAGGGGAGGTAAGGTACGGTCTACAACCAACTTCTTCTTTTTGGGTCCACCTCCGACTATTTCCGAGCCAAAACTATGAATATTTTCGGTAAGTTCATGATCCACAGATCCAAAAATAACCGTTTTTTCCAAGTCCGCATTGAATTCGAACATACGTAAATCGATATTTAGTGATTTCAAATATAGTTCATGTGTGGATTTAGCACCCAAAAAAGAATGTTGTAACTCTTCGGGAATCGATAAATCATAAATGAAGACATGAAGAGGCCACCCTTGTGTGGGGTGGAAAATCAGACCCTTTTGGCCACAGGTACGAGTTCCACGTCCAATCACCTGTTTTTGGTCGGCGGAATTCACCGAGGGCTCAAAAATATGAACATATTTGATATCAAAAAGATCGATTCCTTCTTTGAAACCACTATCCATGATGATGAAACGAATATCCTCACCATGAATATTATCGGGCCGTTTATTGAAAGTCGATAAAATCTGTTTTTTATTGGCCACGGAAATAGGTTGATCGAAAACGGAGACAGACGATAGTAGGTAGAAAGACCGCTCTTTTGTTAGCTTGTTTTTTTCAACGAAAGCGATTTTCCCATAGAGTTTCTTTTTCAAAGGCTTGCCGGCCGATATGGGTTTACCGTTTTTTCCATTTTCCGGCCCTTTATTCTTGGGTGCGGTATAACCCATAGTCATATCTTTTGCAATGAATGCAGCTGCCAACATTTTTGCACCATAATTACCGGATTTAAGATCACAAAAGATGAAATGTTTATAGTAATGTCCATCACGATCATGATCCGCGGCATCTAGTTTTTCTATCTTCGACAAAAGAGCATGTAATTTGGGTGAACGCTCTTGGATATCCTTTAGAAACTGCTCCGGATTGAAGGTTTCGGTATCGAATTTGTATTCTTTGGCGGACTTACTCCAGTTGGACTTTTTTCGGATACAATCGGAGTTGAATTGAAGGAAAGAATCGTCTTTGACTAAATCCTCGGGATTTTCCATTTCCATTATGATATATTATATATATACTACCTTCAAAAAAAACAAAAAAAAAAGAAAAAAGAAGAAAAAAAGGAAGGGGTTATAGGGGAAACCTTGGTTTCCCCTAATAATTTCTCCCCGTTTAATATATATGTCAGTTGCAACTTATACTACACCGAAATGTGGAGGTAACTTTACCGTCCCATTTAACGGAATCTCACCCACGCAGACAGTTGATAACTATAAGGATAGCGAACAAACCGCAATGCGTAAGGTTTTAAGAATTGGGTGGAATACCACAAATGCAAACGATATTGTGAATAACAGGGGGCGTGTTTTAACACCTTTTCGTGCGGTTAACAATTTAGGAGATTATTTGGGCCGTGTGAATTATGTTTGCGGTGGACCGAATCAGATTCAGGCGAGCCGTGAAGGTGCGAATCGTGGATTAGTGATTGGTTCGATGATTCAAACCTGTGATAACTCGAATATTCCAGCTGGTTCGGGTAACTCGAAATTTGTTGCCGATTCTTCCGATTATATTACCTTTAAGAAACAACAGGCGGTGAATCGTAACTATAACGATGTTGGATTTGGTGGTTACAATAATGGTTCGTTTGTTCCTTTGACGACGATCAGGCAGAGCAGATGGCCGAGCTACCGCTAAAAGGGAACCTACGGTTCCCTTTAAATCCCTCCCTTAATATACCTCCTATCAAATAAAAACTAAAAGGAGGGGGTCGCAGGGGGAACCTTGGTTCCCCTGCTCCCTTAAACATAATCTGATTATATATCATATCTATAATCAAATGATTTCCATGTTTCCCATTATACAAGACATCAATAATGCAACATTATATGGTGTTCGTGCTATGCCTATAAAAAACACCACCTCCGACGGAGAAGCATCTTTCGCTAGCGATCGCCATGAATACACTCGTACCTACACCGATACTCCCGTAACTACGGCAATTAACCCGATTCGATTCGGTATGGCTGGATTCATGAATCGTGGGCGTATTAACCCTACCGTATTCGATGGAACCCATACCGCTTACCAAAAGAAATGGATCAATGCCAATCGTGATGCATCAAGAACTGCCGAAAAGAAGAGAGTGAACGCGGTTGCGGTCGGATCTTTAAATGCTTCAAATGGTCCCATAACATTCAGTTCTTATTCAAACAAAAACGATGTTTATGATGCGAAAATTCGTTGCCGTAGTGGAGGTGCGAGAGTTCCTATTAAATGTAATAATCGTCGTGTTGCATTAGGTGGACCGAATGAGGGGTTCTTGGGACCCCATCAAACTTTTAAGAAAGGGACCTAATAAATATCCTGAAATAAAAGGTGTAAAGACATTTCATATATTGTAGCATGACATTTGGCTCAGTTAAGTTGCCTTTTTATAGTTCTCTTTTGTTTTATACGAATCATATTGCTGCGTTTTTAAAAGGAAAAAAGGAATACGCATATTCTTTTTATTTATTGACATTCACATCTTTGGTGGTTCATGGAATATATGATTGTACAATCACAAATTTGATCGATAAATTGGCGATTTTACAAATCGTAACGATAGGCGGATATTATTTTATGAAAAATCTAAATATAATGCCCGTTCTTTATAAATTATTGACGGTTTTGACATTTGTCACTGTAATAATAATTTATTATTATGGATATATGACGAATCAATGGTGTTTTGATCCAAATATAGAATACGCAAAATTATGTCATTCTTCGATTCATGTACTATCTTCTCTTGGTCATCATTTCATCATATGCGTATTATAATTATCCAAACCATTTAAATGTATTTTTTCAATAAAAAATACATGTACCACCTCATACCACCAGTCATTGGAACATATTTTTATCTGAATCTAAAACGTTATATTGCAAATTTACATCCATATGATATATCCGTTTTAGCATTCTTCCATAATGTGGGTCTAACGTTATTCAGTGCAGCTATTTTTTTAAAAATGACAGGAATATTATTGAATAGAGGAATCGTTTTTCAAGCGGGATATTATTTTTCGGATCCTGAATTCGATCGAACTATTTTACTGTTTTACCTATCCAAGTATTATGAATATGCGGATACATATTTGATCTATTTACAAAAGAAGACACCCATCTTTTTACAAAAATATCATCATGTTGGGGCGGTTATCGTATGGCACTTTTGTTATGTTTATAAAGTGGATTGTATTTGGATGGCAACATGGGTAAACGCGTTGGTCCATACTGTTATGTATTCATATTATGCAGCATCGGTTCTAAAACTAAGATTTGTCCGTAATTATAAAAAGTATATCACGGGACTACAGATCACACAACTTGTTTTGGCAAATGTGATTTCACCGATTATGTATTATCCACCCGTGGAAACATGGTTTAATTATGGAATAATCATGGGGTTTAATGCTTATGTTCTGGTATTGGTTTATTTATTTATTGGAGTTTTTAATAGGGGGAACCACCGGTTCCCCCTAGATTGAAGAGTTTATTTAATGAAAATTATCTTCATTATAAGAAATGTTATTGGGTTGATATAATAACTTGAGAACATCTTTCAACGTTATATATTTATGTATATTTAAGAGACGCATTATTTCTTCTCTTGCGGTAACTTTTGCTATAAACTGATCTTCCTCTGACCACCATAGTTGATCAGATGTTCCGTCTTTTGTATATGAAACTAAAAAAATAGTAAAACCATTGAATCTTACTTTTTTTTTTAGTTTTTTATGAATCATGTTGTTATTAATGGAATAGATTTATTCTGGTTATAACCTAATTCATTATTCCTTGTCTCACTACTTCTCTACAAACCGGACAGCAATATTTCGTCGTTTTCAGCTGTCCATTACAGTCAGAACAAACACACTTATGTGCACAAGGAAGAAAGACAATATTCGATGCTACGGATAAACAAATCACACAATCTCCGGCATCAAAGATACGAATTGTGGAAAGATCGGGTGGTGGGTTCAAAATCGCATTGGCTTCATCGGTCGTCATGGTAACAATATTTTTACGCTTAATCGTATAGAAATAGCTGGAACCCAATGCGGTTAAAGCAATATCGGTATCATTGATTCTATAGTATTTATTGGCCTGTCGAATATCTTTCGGAAACCGGCAATTATAATCATTGTTATACACATTTGTATAAATATGATTTTCGGCATTAATGAAACAATGGAATTTGATACGAAGTTTGGATTTTTCTTGGACACATTTTAGGATGATCATATTAAGGGAACCTACGGTTCTCCCTTCGGGTAAGATCCCTCCCTTAAATCAATTTTGATATTAATTAAGGGAACCTTTTTAAGGGAACCGTACGGTTCCCTTAAGATCCCTCCCTTGCATAATCCATTCTTCAAAGATTTATAAAAAGGGTTTAAAAAAGGGAGGGATCTTAAGGGAACCGTACGGTTCCCTTAAAGTGGTTCCCTTAAAAATTTCGCCGCTAAATATATATGTACGCTTATTTAGTAGAATTCATCGCATCCATCTTTTTCGTATACGTCATTTTAGCAACAGGAAATCCCTTAGCGATTGGTGCTGCCTTGGCTTTAATCATCATTTTACTCAAAGACATTTCCTATGGTTTTGCTAACCCCGCTGTAACAATTACTATGGCCGCTGCCGGTAAAATCGCCCCCTCTGATATTATCCCCTTTTGTGCCGTCCAAATTTTCGGTGCTTTAGTCGCCTTGGAAATTTATAAAAGATATAACATTTCCAAGTAATAAACATTTATCTGTTTTTAACATTAAATAACCGGTAAACTAAAACTCCAAATAGTAGCCCGAGAGATCCCACATAAAATAAAAAAATGGGATCCGACCAAGGATTTTTTCGATTCTGACGTTGTGTAATTACAACATCTGAATTCTCAATGGTGGTAAACGCGGATGATTCGATACTGGGCACATATAACGTTTGTATATCGGCCAGGGCACTTTCTCCGGTAGTCATTCCAGGAGGCGGTAATAATTTTTCCATGATACCTTGATTCGTTTTTACAGCTTGGCCATTTACATTATATTGATTGGGTCCACCCCCGGTTCCATCGTTTTGATACATAGGGATTCCGAAGTTGTCGGTTTTTACACTTCCTTCAGGAGTCAATACCGGTGGATTGGTTGCATTAAATACGACACCTGGCACTTTTGATCCAGGTGTATTCGATCCGGGCGATTTCGATACAGGTTCCACTTTAACATTTTTATAAGCCGCAGTATCAATAAATCCTTCTGTATCCGATTTCAAGACATATGCGGGATCTGTTTGTTTAGTGTTCGAATCATCCATAAATGCAGTAATGGGTTTACATGTATAAGGGTTTTTTTTCAAACCTATATTTGATATACCTTTTTCATAATCTTTTATCGATGCATAAAGTGAATAGAAAAGACCGTGGTTTGATGAATCTTTTATAATACTTGTTCGATTTACATTATCTATTAACATGGATAAGTCATGTTGATTACCTGATTCATCGTAACATTTTTTAGTTGAACCTGGTGTTTTATTATCCATCACGGGAAGAAAATATCTATTTCCGGGAAGTATCCCCTGTTTCAAAGCTGCCGGACTATTCCCTAAAACAAATTCAGAAGCATATTCAGCTGGATCTAATCCTGTTTTATAGAAACTGGAATAAACATTGGTTGATTCGGGCCCAGGAGTGTTAGATTCACCTAATACATATTGAACGGTGGATATGGTGGAGGGTGCGGGACTGGATTTTATATAGTTTGATACGGATTCTGAATATGTGGTTGGATCTGACATTGTTGTTATAATAACAATGGATTTTATTAAGGGAACCTCGTTAAGGGAACCTACGGTTCCCTTAAAATCCCTCCCTTCTGTTAAAACAATTAAATTTCTATTCTAATTTTAAGTGTTTAAGGGAGGGATATTAAGGCTTAAGCTTCGCGGAATATACTGCGTTCCCTTTTGTATAGCCTAATAGGAGGGGTTGAAGGGGAACCTTGGTTCCCCTCTTTAGATCCGTATTGCGTTCGTAATTTTATCTTCAAACGCTTCAGCAAAATAATTCGAAATGGGTTTGATTTTATAAACCATGAAAAATAAGATGAAAAGACAAATGATGACAAAAAGCCAAAAACTCTGTTCACTGAAATCGAAAATTGAAGGCATTATAATATCATTAGAAAAAACAAAAAAACATAAAGACTATATCACAATAAGAATTAGCTAAATGTGTGGAATATTTTCATTACTAAACACCAATGAAACTGTATTCCCGCGTAAATTTATTGATGAACAGTTCAAAAAAGGTGTAGGACGTGGCCCAGAACATTCGAGTTTGACCAGTGTAAATGTAAATGCCCTGTTTGGGTTTCATCGACTTGCCATCAATGGACTAAATATCGGATCAAATCAGCCCATAAAATATAATGATATCACACTCATCTGTAATGGTGAGATCTATAACTATCGTGAGTTATATAAGGAGATGGATATAAAGCCGACGACAGATTCCGATTGTGAAGTCATTATTCACCTCTATTTGAAATACGGAATCGATCATACACTTCAAATGTTAGACGGCGTATTCTCTTTTTTACTACTCGATGGTCGATATAATCTTCAGATCACAAAACTATATATCGCTAGAGATCCTTATGGAGTTCGTCCTCTATTTTGGTTAAGAAACAAAGATTCCGCGTCTCCCGACCGTACATTTGGTTTCGCATCCGAACTCAAAATGTTATCGCCATTTTATATTAAACTCCGGCAAAAGTTCTTGAGAAAACAAAGGCGAATGTCTATTGTGGAGAGTAATTTAGAATCTTTCGATAACTGTCCTTTTGTATTGGAACCATTTCAACCGGGAACTTATGCGGAATTTGATTTACCTTGGACAGTAAATGCTACATGGAATATGACAAATACGGTAACCTATCATGCTACGGGATTCAATTCGAATATTATAAATAAGAAATCCAATAATGATTATTTGTATGGAATTCAGAGATATTTTATGGCGGCAGTTTTTAAACGGTGTTGTACTACGGATCGACCAATTGCATGCCTATTATCGGGTGGCCTGGATAGTAGTTTGGTAACAGCTTTAGTGGCAGATTATCATCGGATAAATGGCCTACCTCAAGTAGAAACATATTCGATCGGACTCGAAGGATCGGAGGATCTGAAATATGCGAAACAAGTCGCCGATTATTTGGGTACAATTCATAAGGAAATCATTTTGACAGAGCAAGACTTCATTGATGTGGTGCCCGATGTTATTACCTGTATCGAAAGTTATGATACGACGACGGTGAGAGCCAGTATTGGAAATTGGCTTCTGGGTAAGTATATCGCCTCGAATAGTGAAGCCAAGGTGATATTTAATGGTGATGGCTCGGATGAGCTATGTGGGGGTTATTTGTATATGCATAAGTGTCCGGATTCGATCGAGTTTGACCGGGAGTCACGTCGGCTTCTAAAAGACATCCATTATTTTGATGTTTTGCGATCGGATCGGTCGATTTCGAGCCATGGTTTAGAGCCGAGGACCCCGTTTTTGGATCGTTCTTGGGTCCAATATTATTTGGCGATTCCTCCTTTGACACGATTCCATCCAGTTACTGGAAAACAAGAGAAATGGCTTCTCCGGTCCGCATTTTCCGGAGAAATATTTAAAGATTCTTTGAACAGGGATTTATTACCGCACGATATTTTATGGAGGAGGAAGGAAGCGTTTAGTGATGGGGTGAGTATGGGAACACGGTCTTTGTATCAGATTTTACAAGAACATGCGGCCAATTTACCGTTGAATGTTATAACGTCTGAAGATATGCATCATAATCCGCCGAAAACCGCGGAACAGAGATGGTATCGATCGATTTTCGATGCAGAATATCCCGGGTTAGCGAATGTCATACCCTATTTTTGGATGCCGAAATATGTGGAGGCGACGGATGCGAGTGCGAGGACTTTGGTGATATATTAAAATAGATTACTGAATATTTGAATTAATAATAATTCAAATATTTATCAAGCTTTTGTTACTTTGATTTTAGGATTCTAATAATTCCATTCCTGAATATTCCTTCATCATTCGTTTACTTGCCGTTTCCACCAAAAGCCCGTTCGCAAAGATCCCATAATTCATATAAACATCATTGTTTTCTAATGCGAGGTGCCAGATTGGATGCTCACCTTCTACTTCATAGGGTTCCGCTCTATCATCCAAGCAGGCGATTAATCTGTATCGGTTTTCAGTAATATAAATATCGTTATTATACTCGATGGACTTTGCACGTTGTTCTTCGGTAATATCACCCACTAGAATGGAATGACATCCCGTAATAATTAAATCCTCGAACAATTCTGGGTAGTTTTTCTTGGAACATTTGAAAAGCCGGTTTTTAATACGTGCCGAATCACCGGAATTATAGACCTTGGCATGTCCGATCATATCCACGGGTTTATATCCGGAGGAAAGAGTTTTTACTAAGGTACCCTTTCTAATTTTTTCTACAGGGACGTATCTTTCTTGGTTATCAAGGAGACAGAGAATCTTGGATCCTTCGAGGAAACAGGATGGACCAGAAACGAAAACCGGTACACTCCATGTATATGTATTATATTCGTTTGACGTAACAGTAATTTGAATATCGTTATACGCATTCGGAGTTAAATTAGTTGTTCCGGTTATATTAGTTACTGTAGAAAAAGGACTCGATGCAGTTGCATAAACTGTAGGGTTAATTGAACTATTTTTGTATGGTAAATATACGAGTCCGCTATTGGCGTAAGCAGGTGTAAATGTAATATCATTAACGGTAATAGTTGATAAAAGATGCCATGTAGTGGTTTCAGTAATGGGTAATTGAGGGGGGTCTATAATTTGTGCAACGGTGGAATTAAACGTGGTTTTCAAATAAGCAACCGGATCGGTACCTTGTCCGGATGGAGGTAAAACTCCTTCTTTGTAATATGCCGTGTTACTATTCTCAAATACGGTACCTGCTGTGCTAATAGGTAAATAAGAAGTGTTTTTAAATGATATGAATAACGAGTTTGTAATATATTTAAACGGATTCGCATAAATTTTTCTACAGTTAGCTCCAAACGTAACATATCTCAGTTTAAGACAACCACTGCATGTGTCTAAGCCAATATCGTAATTTGGTGGAAAAACTATAGATGTTAAATTTGGGCAAAAATCAAATGCACTATACGGCATATATACTAGCGTGCTGGGAAGAATTACACTTTTGAAATTGCAACGACTAAATGCAAACTCCAGAATGGATGTAACGCCCTCTGGAATTAAGAAGTTTGATAAAGCAGAACACTGCGAAAACGCTGCGTAGGCTATACTATTTAAACCGCCACTGGGAACCGTTACACTATTTAAACGTTTCGCACTATAAAACGCGTTCTGTCCGATAGATGTTATGGTAATAGGAAGAGTTATATCTGTTAGATTATTAGCATTTTGAAACGCACTATTACCAACACTTCTTACAGTATAAGTTATACTATTATAACTTATCGTTTGTGGTATAATGATTGAATCTTTAACAGAGGAATTATTTGAAAGAGTAGCGTTTAAAGTGCTATCATTTACATCATAATTGATTCCATTTACAGTTATCTGGTAAAGCAAATTTTTATAATATTCAATGCTCGTTGTAAAATAAATCAATTCTACGTCTTCACCTGTACTTTCAAGGACCCAATCACCACCGTACTTTATATTTCCAGTTTTATCATTCGACGCACCCACAATGACTCCGGTTTCCTTATGGAGTAAATCGAAATACTTTACCCAGTTCTCATAAAGTAAACTATCACATGCCAAGAAATCCACATTCTTTACATTATACTCCTTAATAACCTGTAGTAACCAGTCCACATTTTCATTTGAAATATCAGGATCGGTGAAAAGCGGAGTTCCATCCAAGAATTTTTTTTCATTTCCAGAAGAGGAGTGGAAAGCGAAACCGATTCTTTGTATCGAGGTGAACTTGGTAAGTACTTCATTTACCGATGTTTTAGAAGTCCGAAACGCACTATAAACAATAGGGAATGTAGTGGAATTTACAGAGTCATAAAATAGTTTATAATCAGTAATTTCATCGGAAATGAAAAGAACGGTAGTAATATCGGATAACGTTTCTAAATTATCGGGGAAAACGAGGAAATTGGCATTAGGATCCATGAATGGAGGAGGTGGAGGAGGTGGAGGAGGTAAATTATCACTAGGATCCATGAATGGAGGAGGTGGAGGAGGCAAATTATCAATAGGATCCGAAATGGGCAAATTGTCGTTATCCATTCTGTAAAAGTATAATATATTACTTGATAATTTACCTTTATATTCTACCGAATTTATAAAAAATAAAACTGGAGAATTAAGATTGTTTATGTAAGAAATAATATAAAGTTATGTATAAATTAAATATATGTTGCATTCACAACGGCAACATCTTAATGCCTCTTTAGCTTAGTGGAGTAGGGGAACCCATGGTTTTCCGCGAAGCTTACACCTTACAACCCCCTTAGCAGCGGCAACATCTTAATCATCAGTATCCGCCGGGAACCTAGGAAAATTACATGTATTTTTCATTAAAGAATCATGACAGGTAAAATGGTAAGGAATAAAAATGATCACATGACGGGAGGGGGTTATAGGGGGAACCACCGGTTCCCCCTAATCTTAATGCCTCTTTAGCTTAGTGGTAGAGCATCAGTCTTGTAAACTGAAGGTCGCGAGTTCAATTCTCGCAGGAGGCTATTTATACATTTATCAAAAATAAATGTATAAAAAGGGATAGGGGGAACCCCCGGTCTTCAGAATCAGCTTCGCTGATTCAAGCCCCTAAAACCCCTTCCCGCCCTTCGGGTAGTTTACTTCCTTACCAGTTTCCGTAAGACCAGATAAATTCAGAAAAATCACATAATTATTCTGGGTT